CGGCCCGGCGGAGCCGGGCGGCCTCCCGGAGCGCGGCAGTCCAGCGCACCGCCTCCTGGCGCACGTCGTCTACCAGCGGAGAACCGGGCGCGATCGACGTCTTGCCGCTGTTGCAGTCCTCGCATGCCGCGACCAGGTTCTCCGGCACGTCCTGACCGCCCAGAGCCTCCGGGATGACATGGTCGATGGTGAGCTTCACCTGAGGTGCCGACCGGCCGCAGTACCGGCAGGTGTGGTTGTCGCGCCGGAGCACCTCGAAGCGCATCCGCTTGCTGACTGACATCTGCTACCCCCTCTTCTTCGGTGCGTTCTTGACCTTGTCGATCCCCACCAACACCCGCCTGCGCTCAGCCAGCACCCGAGGGGGTTCGTCCTGACCGTGACGCCACGGGCGGGGACCGAACCGTTCGATCAACAACTCGGCGAGAAGCTGAGCGCGTTCGTCCTCGTCTACCGGCTCGATCACGCCGCAGCCCCCAGTCGGTGACGACGGACAATCTCGTACGAGCACCGGGCCAACTCAGCCACGACCTTCATGGGACGGTCCGAGGTCCGGAGGATGAGTTCCCGCCGCACCGCGGTCGTCACCTCGACGTCATGGCCGGCGGCGACGTGCTGCACCGCGAGCTCGAGCTCCCGGGAACAAGGACGCACCGGAGGGAGCAGGCAGGGCAGCGCGTCGGGGTCGTCGATCCGGTCGTCATCCCAGGCGAGCGGCGGGAACCAGCCACACCGGTGCGCGAACTGCCGCGACCAGCCCGCTGCCCGGCCGTCCGGGCGGACCATCGAAAGCCGGTCGTAGACGTCGCCGACCATCCGGGCGGTCGCCAGCCGCACCCCTCCCACACCCGCTGATCTGCGGTACGGGTCGACGGCGATCCCGGCGTTGAGGGCCTGCTCCCGGAACGACCACCCCAACGCGACCAATGCCCGCATCCGGCGCCGGGTACCGGTCGCGTCGACCAGATGCCTCGGCAGCACCTCCCGGGGCTGTACGGCCAGGATCGCCGCGGCGATGTACGGGTACATGCGCTCGTTGCGGCGGGCACCCTCGACACCTGTCCGGGACACGCCCGCCAGTTCAGCGATCCGGCGGGTGCCGAGACCGGCCTCTTTCCGCAGCTTGTCCAGGTGCAGACGCACCGGCGCGGTGCTCGTCAGCCTCACTGCTCCACCACCCTGATGGACCGCGCGGTCTCCCGTTCCCGCGCGATTCGGCCGGCGTCCTCGAGTAGCGCCAGATGCCGATGCGTCGAGGAGATCGAGTGCAGCCCGACACCGACGCCGATCTCCCGGACGGTCGGGGCGTAGCCGTGCCCGTACCAGAAGTCGCCGATGAAGCGGAGGATCGCGTCCCGCCGTGGGCTGCCGGAGAGGTATACGACCGCGGTGCGCTCCGGGTGGTCGAGGGAACGGACCTCGTAGCTACCCGCCGAGGGCATCGGACACCTCCTCGGCGTGGAACCGGCGGACCGTGATCTCTTCCCGCTCCGCCAAGTCCGCAGTGCCCTTGGCGCCCTTGGAGCCGGGCGTCTCGAACGACAGGCAGATGTCGATGCCGGACTTGACCATCTCCGAGTTGCGGATCCACGTGGCCTTCCGGCCGTAGGTCGCGTACTGCGGCGGGTGGGCCTCATGCCGGACCGGGAGCGGATGGTCGCCGCGGCGCACCCACAGGTAGGCGAGGTAGTCCGACGCCTCGAGCGGCTGGCCGGTCTCCCGGTCCTTCGGGAAGCAGGCGCCGTGCACGATGACCATCTCGTCGTCGCCGATCGCTGCTGCGTTCTTGGCGATGATGTCCAGCACGCCCCATGCGGTGTCCCGGTCGGTGTACGTCCTGGAGCAGGTGAAGAGCACGCGCATCAGGACCGCCCCCGCTCGCGCCACCACCAGCGGAGACCGGTCCACACGTCGCGGAGCCACCAGCCCACGCCCAGCGGGAGCACGCTCAACGACTGGCGCAGGTAGGTCCGTAGATGCATCGGCTACGCCACCTCCTTCACGTCGTGGTAGGTGCCGACCGAGGTCAGGTAGACCCACCGGTCCTCAAGCGGGATGAACAGCTTCTTGGCCAGCGGCTCCATGCGGCCCTTCAGCAGCCAGCCGCCGGCGCGGGCGTCGTCGACGTCGCGGTGCACCCGCTGGTGGCAGCCGTCCGCCTCGGATCCGCCGCACAGCAGGATGAGGTTCTGGATGCTGTGGTCCGGGCCCTGTGCGCGCCGGAGCCGGTGGTGGAGCGACCAACGCCGGCCACGCTCGTCCGGGCCCACGCCGTAGCCACAGATCAGGCAGGAGTGCCGCTCTCGCTCGATCACCGCGTCCCGGACCTCGTTGCTCGGTCCGACCGGAACGCTCTCTCTCCTCGGTGCGCTCTTGCCCGTGCCGCGGGCGCTCAACGACTCCCTGCCGGCCCGCTGCGCCTGGATGCTGGTACGCCTCAGCCCGGAGCCCGGGTTGAGCGGTGTCGAGGACGTCAGCGCCTTCTTGCGTGGCGGCATCGGGGAGCGCTTCATGACGCACCGACCAGACCGGACCGCCGTGCCTGGGTCATTGCGTCGTGGAGCGCCTTCGGCTTGCGATTCAGCCGCAGGGCAATCTGCTCATGACTTTCACCGAAGGAGCGCAGGAACTCGTACTCCTCGGCCGTGACGGCGAGGGGGCGGTTGGTCAGCGGATAGTTGGCAAGGGTTCCGTTGCCCTTCGCTGCCATCCAGCAGGCAGCATCGAGGCCGCGGGCTCGCAGTTCCTCGACCCGGCCGCAACGACGGCACTCGCCGGTACGGCGGCCATGCTTGACTGCCATCGGACTTCCCTCCTCGATGAGCTTTTGGGGGTCCGGTGGACCGTTCAGGAACGGTCCACCGGGAAGATCACTTGGTCTTGGTTGCCTTGCCGTCGTCGCCGATCGTGTAGCCCCACAAGCTCGGCTCCGGCGTCGACTTGTCGACCTCGTCCATGACCGAATTCACCCGGGCCAGAGCGAAGCGGACGCCTGCCTCGGCACTGACGTGGTCGAGGTCTGGATCGGCATCGAAGAGATGACCGAGGCCGAGCCCGACCGGATCGGAGGCGTCGAGCAGGCGGACCTGGTGGACCTGCTCCAGGGCCAGGAGCATCTTCCGGCGCTTGAGCTTGTTCGCCACAGGCAGGAAGACGACAGTCATCGACACGGACCAGGCGATCAGCGCCCACCAGCCCCACGTCATCCACCATGGAGCGCCGTGCCGGCCGAGCCACAGGGCGATCGCCGCCTCGAAGGCGTAGGCGCCCACCATGTAGACCTTGTAGATGCCGCTGGACTTGTCCTGCTTCTCGTACGGGCTCGCCGCGCGCTTGCCGGCGGCGGACGCCTTGCTGAGGCGCTCCTCGGTGCTCACTTGGCGCTGCCGGAGCAGTGCGGATCGTTGGCGAGCACGAACACCGACGAGGCGAGCGGCGTGGCGTGCTCTCCACCGGCCTGGTAGACGCCGCGCGAGGTGACGTAGACACCGTTGGGGCCGTAGCAGGTGAAGGCGATGTTGCGGAAGCCGTCCGGCATCTGGATCACCTGCGTGTTGGTGCCGTTGACGATGTTCGCCGGGGTCGGCTCCGGTGCGTCCTTCTGCGAACTGTTGCCGCAGCCGGACAGCACGAGCAGAAGAGCGGCACCGAGAAGGAACGGGCGGGCACTCACTTGGTGGCCTCGTTCAGCGTCCGGCCACCGTGCTGGAACGAGCGGGTGCGGTTGAACGCGATCTTCCGCTCGTACTCGGCGTCCAGGTCGATGCCGTAGATGTCGCAGACGTCGACGAGGCGGATGAGCACGTCGGCGAACTCACTGCCCACACCTTCCGGCTTCGGGACGTGGTTGCCGAAGCACACCTCCGTCGCGTCCTCCAGCCGGTGATCCCGGTATGCCTCCAGCGCCTCCGACAACTCGCTGTGCAGCAGGGCGATGTAGTCGCCGAAGGTGTTGCTGCCCTGACGCCAGCCCTTCTCGGTGTTCACCTCGCGGACCTCGGCGGTCATCTGGGCGATCGTCTTCATGGGAGGTCTCCTACTTGAGGGGGCTGCGCGGAATGCGCGGATGGATCTCGGTCAGTTCGGGGTCTCGGGCTTGGTGACGGCCCACCCGAACGGCGTGGGGTTCACGTTGGTCGATGCGTAGAGCGTTTTCGGGAGGAGCAGCCGCCTTCGGCGGTGTGGCTGGGCGCCGAATCCAGGACGCCAGCCACGCGGTTGCGAGGTCGTAGCGGAGCTGGGCGTTCTCGGAGCGGAGGGCTTCGTTCTCGGCGAGGAGTTCAGCCGGGCGGCCACGGGTCAGGTAGGTGTTCGCGGCCCGCAAGGTTTCAAGCTCATCGAGGAGAGCCGAGCGGGTGCGGAGGTAGGAGAAGAAGCTCACGGTGGGATCACGGCCATCAGATGGACCCCGATCCGCCGGTGAAGTCCGGAAGCTCAGGCTTGCCGTCGAGCCGTCCGAAGAGGTGGAGGGCGTGCTCGTGGATGTTCACGTGGTCGCTGAATGGCGCGAACACCTGGTACGCCCAGCCGCCGATGAACACTGCGCTGTGTAGCAGCTTCAGGTCGTCGTAGGTGGGCATCCGGTCCGGGTGCGCGATCGAGGCGTGCACCCATTCGGCGCCGGTGAGGTCGGAGCACGACACGATCACCGACGAGTCGGAGCGGCGGTGCAGGAAGCTCCAGCCGTCGGGGCCGAAGGGCTTCGGTGCCATCCAGTCCCCGATGCCGAGCACGCGCCGGATGCGCAACGCGTCAAAGCTCGTGCTCACCGCTTCACCTCCGGAGACTGCTCATGCCGGGCACCCGCGAAGATGTCCTCACCGAGGCGGTAGCGCATGTACGCGAGTTGCAGTTCGGCGATCAGCTTCGAGTCGTCGAGGTCCTGTCCAGCGACGATGTGTGCCGGCAGCGGGATATCGTCGAGCCGTCGTTCCAGCAGCGGGTTGCACGGCTCTGGATCGTGGAGCAGTCGGTACCACCAGGCTTTGAAGAGACTCATCGGAGCAGCGCCCCTCCGCAGATCAGGTAGATCGTGATGAGGACGGCCAGGAGGACTGCGATGGTGAAGACGACGTTGAGGCTCCTCGGCTGGCGGGTCATCCCGAATCACCGTGGTGCCTGAGCCAGTCATCCCAGAGGCGGTCCTGGGACTGCGGTGTGTAGGTGTCCAGCCGCGCGCCCCGTGCTGCTTCTCGCTGAGTCTTTTGGGCAGTGCGCTGGGGACGGCGGGCAAGGACTAGAAGCAGCACCAGCAGGGCGACAGGTGGGATCAGGGCGGTCATCGTGGCTCACCTGCGGTCTTCCGCCACGACACCGGATACGCCGTGCACCGTGCGGTGACAGAGTCCGGGCCCAGCTCCTCGTTGAACATCTCCGCGAAGCCGAAGTACTCGCGGTCCTCACCTGGGAGCCGGAACGGGAAGCAGGTCTGGCAGCGCACGTTGCCGAGGTAGACCTGCGCCTGCGCTTCGGTAATCTCCTGCGCACCGATGAGGACGGTGCCGCACTCTGCGAAGTCGGGGAACTCATCCGACATGCGGTGCGGGGCGTCGCCCGGGGAGCGGATGTAGAGCTTCATCGCTGTGCACCTACCTCGTCAGCAGCAGCAAGCAGCGCGAACAGGTCGCTCCGGTGAAACTCGCCGGTGAAATCCAGCGGCGGCAACGGCTCGGGCTCGGCGGGGAGTTCCGGGAAGCGGGAGGCCTCGATTGCCGGGGTGGTGAACCAGGCCAGCGCCATCGACATGTGCTCCACCGGTTCAGCGCGGCGGTGACGGCCCGGGATGGCAGCACCGAGCGGGTCGGTGGCGAAGCCGCGCACAACCCGTCGGCGCGCAGCTACCCGCTGCCACCGGACCGGCCTGCGGTGCCCGGTGTGCCGGCGGACGGGCGTGACGAGCGGCTGTTCGTCGGTGGGCAGGTCCCGGAAGTGGCCGACCAGCACCGCCGCCTCACCTGCATCCGCCTCGGTGAGTACTTGGGTTTCCGCGGCCGCCATGTTGGCTTCGGACTTTGCCCGGTTGCGTTCGAGGTTCATCGGCTCGGTCATCTCGCCCGCCATCACCTTGCGCGGACGGGACAGCATCAGCAGGGCAAAGAGCGCAACGGCGATGACACCCGCGACGGTGAGAGTCTCAACCACGGCGCACCGCCTTCAGCGCGCGCTTCCACCACGGCGGTTTCGGGTCGTCCCACCCGGCCGGGGCCGAATGCTGGGCGTAGCAACGGGTGCACCGCCACACCCGGCAGATCGAGCACTCGGCGAGGACGACGGGTTCCGTCTCGGTGCCAGGCTCTGACCTCCGGCAGTCGACGCACACCGTCCCTTCCGGCGGGCGTCGCTCGATGGCGTGGCGTCCGATGTGCTCGGACTGGCGGGTGAGCAGGTCACGCAGCGGCATGGCTGTTCTCCTCGATGAGTTCTGGGTATTTCCCGGCATCGAAGCGGCGGATGAAGACGATGACGGCAGCGGTCAGGTCGACGTGCAGAACGCCGTCGTCGTCAGCTGCCAGGGCGAGATGCTCCAGCGCCTCAAGGCGTGCGTGCGCCTCGCGCTCACGGCCAAGAGCGTCATCGAGGAAGACGCCCACGGAAGCGCAGCCCACGATCGACTGTTCGAGGTAGTGGGCGATCGGGCAGTTGCAGTCACTGCCCGGGATGCCCCGAATCCCTTCCTCCGTGAGCACTTCGGCGACGTCGTCCGGGTCGAGCCCGAGCGCGATGAACGCGTCGGTCACACCGACCTCTGTGTACGGGTAGGTGATCACCGGCCCTTCCTCCTTTTCGCTGCTGCTTCTGCCAGTGCTGCGGCCAACTCCCGGCGGTACCGGCGGGTCCTGGGGGAGCGGCGTGTCCTCGTTGCGGACCTCGGCTTCCTGCCGCTTGATGGCCCGCAGGGCTCTGGCGGTGACGCTGTACACCACGGCTTCGGTGGCACGTCCCCACTCCCGTTTGGGGCGGGTACGGCACTCGGCCTTGGAGATACGGCCGTCTAGGACGGCCGGGAAGTAGACGCTCACCGGAAGTCGGCCGTCTTGATCTTCACCATGATCCGGTGACCGGACCGGTCGAGCAGCCCGGCCGACGTCACGCCGACGACGCCTTCAGCGGGGAATGCCGTCGGGCCGAACTCCGACACGAGCCCGGCGCGGACTTCGGCGATGGCGTCGGCGATGGTGCCGATCAGGGTCATCGGGACGCAGTCGACGCCCATCTTGATGGCCACGTCGACGACGTCCTTGCGCAGCAGCCACCAGTCCCCAACGCGGACGTCGAACAGTACGAAGTTGACGCCGGTCGGCAGGTAGTTCCCGCCACCCTTCTGGATGCCGGCGCCATAGCCCTCGCCGTACAGCGTCACCTCGGTCTCGCCGAACTGCTGCTCGAAAAGCTCTTCGGGGAACAGGTTCTGCAGCACCGCGATCAGCTTGGCCGGGATCTGCGCCCGGTCGGTCCGGCCCCCGAACTCGACCTTGTGACCATCCCAGTGCACCCGGATGTTGGTGCCGTCCACCTTCTCGGTGAACTCCCACTCGAACTCGGCGAGGTAGCCGATCTCCGGACGCGACCACTGCCCTTCGATGAGCTTGTTCCGGTCCGGACCATCGACGTGACGGTTGAACGGGCCGTAGATCTTCGGGTATTCGCGCATCACGCGCTCTGTCCTTCCGATGAGTCCTGAAGCCGCTCAGCAGCCATCTCGGTGAGCCGGTCTGCGTTGGCTGCTTTGGCGTTGGCGATGGCGAGGATTTCGGCGCCGGCGCCCTCGAGGTTTTCGGCGTCCCGGATCGCGCGGCCGAGCAGCTCGACCAGAGCGGCGTCGGCGCGCTCCTGGGCAGCGGTGCGGGCGTAGTCCTGCGGGTCGGGGGTCACGACGTCACCCCACGGGACGTCAGAGCATCGACAGCCGCTGCACGGCTGTTGACGCCGAGCTTCGTGTAGATGTTTCTGCGGTGGGTCGTCACCGTGTTCACGGAGATGAACAACTTCGCGGCCATCTCGACGACCGTCAGCGGCGACAGCAGCAGCCGGGCAACGGTTACCTCCATCGGGGTGAGGCCGGCGCCCATCGTCGCCACCCCGCAGATCCGCCGCCCCTGCTCGTCCAGCCGGACCGTGATACCGGCCCGGAGACGCTCGATGGCCTCGAGGTGACGGTCGATCTCCTCGAAAGCTGCGTCGATGGACGGCATCGTCTCCAGCGGGGAGAACGGCTGCACCTCGGCGGGCTCCACAGTCGTCACGACGAACCACCGAGCACGCGCTCCCACCCAGCCGCAGCGTCGGCGTCTTCAACTGCGCCGTTCCGGCGGATGTTCATGGCAGAGGCGGCAGCAACCGCCAGCGTCGCGTGGATCTGGGCAAGCGCGCAGGTGGAGTCCATGTCGCCGCGGTCGAGCGGGCCGCCCTCCTCCATCTTTCGGTGAAGCACATCAATGAGGGCCTCGGCCGTTCGGTAGTGCGTCGGTCCGCTAGCCATTGCTCTTCTCCTCGATGAGCTTTTTGCCGGCCACGGTCAGCCGGAAGTAAATGACCTGATCTCTCGACTTGGCACCGGGCCAGAGATCGGCGTGCGGGATCGGCTCGACCCAGCCGGCGTCAAACGCCTCCTGCAGGCGGGCAGTGACCTGAAGGGCTGCCACGTTGTCCCACGCCTCTTTCGATGAGCGGTAGCCGACGACCCTGCCGGGGACGGCGACTGCGCGCAGGAATGCCTTGCGGTGCTTCGTGGGAAACAGCGAGTGCTCAGGCATTGGTGGCCTCCACTGGCTCGGCGTTGACGACGACGAAGTGATCCCTGTCGTCGGTCCAGTGCAGGTCGACGGGTCCCCAGTTCTCGCTGTCGTAGTCCTCCTGCGCCTCGTCGCTGAGGTCGTTGACGCGGAAGTAGACGTTGTAGCCGCCGATGCCGCGGAAGAGCAGCTTCGTCAGCTCCCACCACATGCGGCGAACGTTCCAGCCCTTGACCTCAGGCATCGGGAGCACCCCACGCGCGTTCTGGTATGTCAGCCTCACGAGCCCATTCGTTGCGGACGTCGATGACCGCCGCGAGGTCAGCCACGTAGAACATCGCGGAGACCTGGTCGTGGGCGAGTCCCAGCAGTTCGGCGGCCACGTAGCGGACGGAGCGCTTATGGCCGTCTTTGCCTGCGAGGTATGTCGTGCCGGTCTCATCGTCGAATTCGCTGGGTTCCCATCCCGCTTGACGAACCACAGTTCCGGCGAGGCAGGCGGTAGTGCCGCAGGGCATACGCCGGAACCAGGCGTCCATGTCGAACTCTTCGGGGTGCTCGTACCCGTGGGTGATTGCAGCGTCGAGCCGCTCAAAGTTGATCGTGGTCATCTCACGCCTACTTCCCGGTCTTGGGCGGGGCGTTGCCGCCGGAGAGCTTGTCGGGTCCGGTCGACTTGCGGCCCGGGTTGTCCTTCGGGCGGTCCTTGTCACCGCCGGGTCGGCCCTGCTGGCCGGGGTTCTTCGGCATCACCGCTCACCCCATAGGAGGGTTGGCGGCTCGATCTCTTCGAACCCGCCGAGGCGCTCCATGATCCGCAGGTGGTTGGTGGAGAACGACTCGTAGAACCCCCGACAGATGGCGGGCTGCGCGTCGTAGGTCGAGTGGCAGACGACGAACGACTCGTTCCGCAGCGTCTCTTCGATGAAGCTCTTGAGCCGTCCGGGGCGCAGCGTGGGCGTGATGGACTTCTCGCCGCCGAGGATGCAGCTCGTGCAGCGGCTGCTGGTCATACGTGGCTTGCCGTTCGCGCCGTGAACGTCGTAGCTCACCGCTGCCCACCGCCGATCACGTCAACGTGGTACTGGGCAAGCTGCGACAGCCGCGAGTTGAACCGCGCCTTGTCGGACAGCGTGATCAGCTCGATGTCGGCAGCGCCGTACGTCTTCGACCACGGCGAGTCGGGCCTTTCCGTGATGGCCAGCACGATGCCGGTCCCGTGCTCCAACGCCTCCGGGTACCGCTCTCCCCGATGCCGGATCCGGACGCCCGGCCGGAGCTTCCCGTGCTCTGCGACATCGACGTAGCCGTGGGCGTGGAGCCCGTCGAGCATCTCGCCCATTTGCTGCTGCTCTTCTGCTGTCAGGTCGCTCACTGCTGCTCACCCCGCCCCTGCGGGCGCAGCTCGGCGGGGAGCATCTTCAGCCAGGACTCGGCCAGGTCGTCGTAGTGCACCAGCGCCAGCAGGGCGTGGAGCGCGTTGATCTGGTCCTGGTGCAGGTAGAACATCCCGTCCTCGTACGCCGGCCGCTGCTCTCCCTTCACTGCAGAAGCAATCCGGTCGAACGACGCGGTGAGGTTCGCCTTGGCGGCCGTGATCGCCCGAAGCGCGGCGAAGCGCTCGACGTCGTCGGCGCCGGCGGCGTAGCTCTCGCTCGCGAGGCCGTACGTGTGAGCGAGCCGGCGTGCGTTCGCGACCTCTTCGAGCACCTGCGTCACTACGTCGGCGCGTAGCGCCGCAGTACCTCCCGAAAAGCCTTCAGCGGAAGGAGGTCCGACGTTGCTTTCGGTGAGGACCTGCAGCACGGCGCGCGTTCCCCAGCGGGTGACGGTCTCCTTGCCATCGCTGCGGCCGACGATTGAGCCGGGGTCGCCGATGGCCTGCGCGATCCGGTCGCCGAAGCTGCGGAGCGCCTGCGCCAGCTGCTGGACCTCCGGCTCGGCGTGGGTGATGCAGTCGTGATCGCCGATACCCAGGTCGGGGCAGTCTTCCTCGGTGCGTTCTTCAACCTCACCAACAGGCAGGACTGGGTCTCCGTCTGCGTCCTCGGTCCAGAAGGCAGCCTCTTCAGGCCAGACCTTGGCGGGCGGGGCCATCGTTAGGAGGCATGCCTCACACGACACCAACGCCGGGAACTCGGTGACGTCGAGGGATTCGCCGGGCTGCCCGCACTGGGTGCGTCCGCCGTCGTCGAGGCCGTGCGTCTGGGCCTTGCCCGGCATCGGCACCTCGGTGAGGTTGTACTCGTCGATGCTGCGGGCCTTGTCGCTGCTGGAGTACTGGTGTGACCACCGGTTCCCGAACACGGCGAACATGGCGTCCCGGGTGTCGTCGCAGGTGCCGTAGATCTGGACGTAGTTGCGGCCGAGGCGCTGGCCGGTGTCGGGGTGCGTGTGGTCGGAGCCGAAGGTGAAGTACCAGTCCTGCGGCGTCTCCCAGCCGGGCTGCGGGACCGGGTTCATCCAGCGTGGGCAGTCGGGACGGCAGCGCACGCCGAAGACGTGGTCGTGGCGCTGCTCCTGCTCTACTTCGGGGACTCCAGAGCCCGGGATGACACGGGGATCGGGGAAGGTCATGACTCGACTCCTTCAGCAAGTTGCCGCAGGGCTTGCGCGAGCAGTGCGCTGACGACGAGGTGGTCCAACTTCCGGTTGAAGTAGGCGGTGAAGTTGCAGACGGTCTGCTGCGCACCGGACTCGGCCACGCCAGCGCGGACTGCCCGCACCAGGTGCCTCAGTTCGGCGGAAAACTCTGCGTCGCCTTGGTCAAGCGCCGCAACGGTTTCGGGGTCCATTACGCCTCCAGGGCAGCAGCAGCGACAGGGGCTTGAACGATCGCGGCGTACTCGGCCGGCGACAGGACCGCGTGGAGTGCAGCGGCACCGATGAGCAGCGGGTCGGAGTGGTCCTCGGGCTGGACGCAGTAGTCCGGGCCTGTCACGAACACGCGGCGGCCCGAGTGCGGGGTGACGGCGTGATCGCCGGTGGGCAGCTTGACCGCCACGCAGCCCCGGTGCACCTCGATCGCCTGGTCGTAGGTGGCCGTCTCCGCCATGCCCGGCGTTCCGATGCCCCGGTAGACGAACACGTACGTGCCGTGCCGCCGCTTCGCGAGGTCCGCCCACTCGGCCTTGGTGAGTTTGGTGGCAGCGCCGTTGTAGTCGTGGCGTGCTCTGCCGTCGTTTCCCGGTGCGCTCTTGCTCTTGAAGAAGCTCATGCGTCCGGTCCGCCCTCGACGAAGGTCAGCCGCACGGTCTGCTCATGCGCCCGGTAGAGCTGCTTCGGGTCGAGCCAGTCCGTGGTGCGGTCGTCGTCGGGTGCCAGGCCCATGCCCACGGCGCCGAAGTCGGTGTCCTCGGTGAAGAACGTGCCCTCACCGAGGACGATCCGGTCGCCGACCTCGGGCGTCTCGGGGAAGAACCCCCGGAACAGGTCCCCGATGTGGGTGCTCTCGCGGATCTCCACGACCTCAGCGATCAGGGAGCCATGCCGATCGATCGGCGGGTCGGTGGGGTTGATGTAGTGGCTGGTCTCGGTCATCGAGTCGCCGTCCGCCATCAGCATGACGACGCCGTACCGGTCCCCGACCCGCTCGACTCGCGGCCACGTGAGGCGGCCTGTGCCGAGGTCCACAATCTGCTTGCTCATGTACGATTCCTTTCGTCGGCGCCGCCTAGTTCCTTCACCGGATGGGCGGCGCTGCGCCATTTCTGTCTGTTGGGAAGACCGGACCGAAACGGCGGAGATCGGCTCACCAGTCGCTCGCGACAACCGTCTCGGTCCGGGGTCTCTACGGGGTGCCGCGCAGCACCGGGGTCGTGCAGGCGTCGGCGATCTCGGCGATGATGCCTTCGAACGCCGCGGCGACCACGTCGGCCGGGCGGTCCAGGACGTAGTGGAGCGCGAGCTTCCCGCCGTTGATCCGGTACCGGAACCGGGCGGTCAACTGGTCGGCGGTGGAAGCGCCTTCGAACACCGGCAGGTGCAGGGTGATGACCTCAGGGATCGTCAGGTCACCGCGAGCGCCCGCACTGGCTGAGGTCTGCTCGACGTATGAGAGCTTCCGCTGTCCGTCGGCGAGCCGGATGCCAGCCGCGAACTCGGCCTTCGTCGATGCCTGCAGCGACGACGCGATCTCCAGCATGGCGGCGGCGGGCGGGTCGGCGATGTCGACGCGGTTGTCCTCGAGGAACTCGGCGAACTGCTCCTGGCTCATCGGCTGGCCGTCCTTGCCGGTCCAGGCGGTGAACGCCGAGGAGTGGCGCAGGCCGAGGACGAGCCGGTGGCCGCGCCAGTCGGCGACGTCTTCACGGTGCGCGTCGAGGACCGCAGTGACCTTCCTTTCCTGCCGGTCGGCGTACACCTCGGACGCGGCCGGGTCGGCGTGCTTCGCCCAGTAGGTGGCGAACGAGGTGACGTCCCGGACGACGACGGTTCCGGCCTTCCGCTTCGGCCGGTCCCGGTGCTCGTCGCCGGTGAGGTCGATGCGGTGCAGGGAGCCGTCCCGGCTGGTGATGGCGTAGTAGCCGCCGAGCTCCAGCCGCTCCGCTTGCGCAGCGCTGTCGGCGAGGGCGGAGATGGCTTCGACAGCAGTCCCGTCGAGGGTCATGAGGTTTCCTTCGTGGGCATGCGCAGCGGCAGTTGCATCTGGCGCGGGTCGGAGCGGGACAGGTTGCCGTCCTCGTCGGCGAAGAACACCGAGGTCGGCGAGCAGTCGTCGGACTCGGGCGCCTTCGACGTGGACGAGCCGGTGACCACGAGGGTCTTCGAGTCGGCCTTCGGCAGCGGCTTGACCTCGATCTTCAGCGTCAGGACGCCCTTCTTGCCGGTCTCCGACACCGCCTTCGTGATCTCGGCGAGCTGTTCGGAGAGCCGCGTGTGCAGCCTTCCGCTGCCGATCTCAAGCAGCGCTGCGGCAAAGTCGCGCGGCTGCTCTTTGTCTGTGGGCACGGTGCTCCAATCCAATGTGGACATTTCCGGGAACGGCCCGGGGCTTAAGGGGTGGCGTCTCGCATCCGCAGGTACCAGTCGTGGAACAGGTCGTAGGTGGCGCCGAGGTCGTGGCCGAACACCTCACCGATGAACTGACCGACCTCGGCCGGGTCCTCTTTGGCGAGTTCGTCGACTGCGGCGATGACGGCTGAGACCCGGACGAGCCACTCCGGTACGGCAGCAGCAGGGCCTGACACCCCAGTCCCTCCCTGCTGCTGCCGTCCGTTGACCGAGACGGAGGGGTCGACGGGGGTCGGAACCTCCACCTCGGTCTGCGCGGCCGACGCTCGAACGTCTGCCGCATCGGAGGACTCGCCACCCGTGGGGCCTTCGTCCTCCGCTTCACCGGGAATCGCGTCCCGGTGGGCCTGCTCCGGCTGACCGCCGGTGTCACCAGCGCGCGCCAGATCCAAGGGCTCCTCCGCCGTATCTGACGGCGGGGTTTGGTCAGCCGGAGAGTTTGGGGTGCCGGACCCGTCGAGCCGCGAAACATCAACGGGTCCGGCCGAGGAGCCGGTGGCGCCCGGCTTCCCGTCCACCGGTGCGCCACCGGTGGAGTTCTGGGCGTTCTTCTGGTTCTCCTCGGCGCTTTCGATCGCGGCGCGCATCCCGTCGACGAGGGCGGCCTTCTCGGCGACGAGCTCTCCGTCGATGACCCCGGCCGCGTTCTCAAGATCGGCCCCAGCGGTGGGCCGCCGCTGACGTTGATCTTGGCGACCTCGAACCTTCCACTCACCAACACCGACGATCGACGCGATCGCCTTCTTGGTGTGGCGCTGCGCCGCAGGCAGACCCTCCTCTTCCTTCCGGATCGCCTCGATCGCCATCTGTGCAAGCTCCGGGCCGGGCGTCAGGCCGAGCGTCTCCACGACCGGCGTGATCCGGTCGGCCCACCACTCGACGAACGTCTCGTAGCCGAGCGTCAGCCAGACCTTGTTGGCCATGAACCAGCGGCACTCGTCAGCGAAGCGGCCGAGGTTCGCCACCATCGCCATCTCGCGGCTCTTGGCCCGTTCGATGTGATCGACCTGGGCCGTCGCCAGTTGCTCAGCGAGCGCGCGCTGCTCGGCACCGGAGAGCTTCCTGTAGCCCGTGCTCTTGGCGGCCATCAGAAATCCACCTGGCCCGATGCCGTCCGGGCGGCCCAGACTCGATCCTGGTGCAGCATGCACAGGTCACAGATCTCGGCGGACGGTGCGTCGTCGAGCAGGACCGGCATTGAAATCCACTGCCGGCACAGCGTGTGCACGGCCAGCCGTACCGGGACGCGGTTTCCTTCAGCGGTGCGGCGCCAGATGGCCCAGCCGCCGGCTACGTAGTGGAAGCGCTGGTTCGGCATCTTGCGGGTCGTCGTCACGCACGAGGCCCGCGGCTGGGCGGTCATCGCGATCTCGTCATCGCGGAGCTTCGGTGTGGTCATGCCGCGGTCCGCTCGGCGGTGTCGGTGTCGAACCACCGGCGCAGCGACTCGTCGCTCACTTCGACGCCGGACTTGTCCGACACCTCACGGGCGATTGCGGCCCACGGGTACTGGTACTGGCGGCGGGAGGTCACGAGCGTTCCCAGGTCCTCGCTGAGGAGTCGCTCGACCGCCTTGTAGAGGCTGCTACGTTCGGTTGGCTCGATCACCACGCAAGAGTGGCACTGCCACGCTTCAGTGTCAATCCCACGGGTGTGCTCAGTTCTGACGGCTTCTTTGGAACCTGTCGCATTTAGCGTGTTGCCGGACTTGTGGTTGAGTGCCACACTTGCGCCATGACCGCGAACATTGAGGAACGGACGCGACCGAGCGTGCCAACAGACACGTTCGCCGCTCGGCTTGTCCTCGCTCGCCACCACGCAGGACGGCTGAGCATCGAGAAGGCCGCGGCGATGTGCGGGCTGAACGCCGGCAACTGGGCGCACTGGGAGGACGGCCGCAAGCCGCGGGATCGCGTCGAGGTCGCCGATGCCATCGAGGCCGGGCTAGGGATCGACGCGACTTGGTTGCTCCGTGGGCGCCGACCTGGCGATATCGGCGGCGGGCCAGCTATCGCACCGTACCTGCCTCTGACCGAAGAGCCCATCCACACCCCGCACCGGACGCACGGCAATCGGCCGTCCGGTTACCCCGCGGAGCCCCGGCACCCCGGCGGCCGCCGAACGGTCAGAGTTCCGCGGCACGCCACCTCAACAGGGGATTGACGCCCGATGGCCTTCCAGACATCGGCGGTGGACGGTGACGGGATGGAGATGATCGAGAGCTACCTCAAGCACCTCGCACGCAACTCCTTCACCGACGCCACCATCGACGGCCGCCGCGAAATCCTCTGCCGGCTCCAGCGGCAACTGCCGTACGGCGTGGACCACACCTGCCAGGACGAGCTCGAGGAATGGCTCCACGACGAGCGCTGGGAGGCCGCCCACCCGGACGAGGAGCGGTGGACGCAGAACACCAAGGCCACCTACTGGACGGCGCTGAAGAGCTTCTACACGTGGGCGGCCGACCCTCGTGACCGGTGGCTCGACGACAACCCCACCCTGTACATGACACCGGTCCGCACCGTGCGCGGCATCGCCCGGGACGTCGAGGACGAGCAACTCTGGCGGATCCTCGACGAGGCCCGGCAGCCCTACCGGCTGTGGGCCACGATCGCCGCCTTCCAGGGCCTGCGCTGCATCGAAATCTCCCGACTGGACCGGGAGCACATCACCGAGCAGCTGCTCCGCGTCGTCAAGGGCAAGGGCGGCAAACCGCGGATCCACGACACCGACCCGCTTGTCTGGGCAGCGGTCCAGGACCTGCCGCCCGGGCCGGTCGCCGTCGACCCACGTACCGGGACGCGGGCGACGGCGTTCTACGTCTCCTCGACCTCGGCCGTCTACTTCCGGCGCCGGCTGGGCATGCCGGGCGTGTCGATGCACCGGTTCCGGCACTGGCTCGGTGTGCGCACCCAGGCGGCCTACAAGGACGTGCGCGTGACGCAGGAGGTTCTCGGGCACGAGTCGCTGCAGTCGACGCAGATCTACACCAAAGCGACGGCCGAGCAGCAGCGGGCCGCGCGGGCTATGCTTCCCCGCCCCGCCGCACAGGCTTGACCCGCTGCTCTGCCGGCCGGGTGAACTGCCCGGCCGGCAGACCGCCGGTCACCGACTCCAGATCCTCGGGGATGTTCGCGGCGCTGACCAGGATGATCCGGTCGACTTCGCCGGCGTTCAGCATCTGCTCGGCGTCGACCCAGCCGTCCCGAAACGGCGGCTCGTCGGACGCCACACCGACGAGTCGATAACTGCGCTCCTCGATGTACCGGGCACACTGGTCGGCCTGCTCGTCGCGTTCCTCGGATAAACCGCGGACGTAGATCAAGACGCGGGGTCTTTTGGGCATACGTCGGCGCTCCTTCCCTGTCGCAGAGTCCGGGGACAGGTGGGAGCGGGGTCTCGGCTCGACGCCTGGGGTGTCAGATCAAACGGGGTGTCTGACGGGGTGTTGATCGGACCGTAACCAAACGTTAAAGAATCGCTCAATCCCCCGAACGGATGACAGCGTTCCGTTAGCTGTCGGCAACTATCGGTGGACGTTCGGCAACGAACGTTCCCTTGCCCTGTCGGCCGATCGTCCACCCGGCCTGCCGCAGCAGGACCAGCGCGGTCTTCACCGTCGTCTCGCTGGTGACGTACTCGACCGCCAGCGCGGCGATGGTCGGCAACTTGTCCCCGGGCAGGTAGTCCTTCTTCTTCGCTGCGATCTTGCTGGAGATCCCGTTGAAGACGCGTTCATAGTCGGCCTCGGTCGAGGGCATGGCGACTCCCGGTGCTTGGCGGCTCGCCAATTCGATCACGGGGTGTGCCTTTCCCTCAACACGTGGTTGTCTTAGACAGCTTAGTCGTCTAACTTGGATCGCGGAACCACCCTCCCGAAGCTTGGCGGCCGAGGGACCCCGGTTGGTTCTCCCACCACCGGGGCGGCTGCCTCTCTCACTGCGACCGTCGGCCGCTCCGGTGGCACACCAGGTAGACGCGGGCGGGAAGTGGATTTCCGCGCATAGCTCGACTGCGAGCCGGACCGGCCCACCCGCCCGTGTCGACCTGGACCACAAGCCGCAGGTGCGGTGCCGCGTCAGGAAGGCCGGTGCCGTACCTGCGCTACCAAAAGCTCATCGAAAGGATCGGGGCTCATGGCCGAGGCGGACGAGCGGGCTCCGAAGAGCGTCACGGAGTGGACTCCGCCACCTGCTGCGGTCCTGTGCCGGCACTGCTTCGAGCCGATCTGGCAGGGGCTGATCTGGCTCCACATCGCGTCCGAGGACGGTCGGTGCTGGGACGGGAAGGCGTTTGCGGAGCCGGTGCGTCGTGGGTGGCATCCACCGGGTGGGTCGATCTAGACCAACCGGCGCCGCACCTCCGAAGAGGCCGCAGCGCCGGTGTCGTTCGAGCTGCGATGGGGGTGTCGGTTGCTACTTCGTGTCGCGGGGTGTCGGGGCATGCGGCTCGGCGGTGTAGATCACCGGCGCCGGTGAGGGCTTGTACACGATCTCGATACCCGGCCGTTTGACCATGGGCAGCGGCAGGGCGTCCGTGGTGGCCGTGGTCGTCACCGTGGTCATGGCGGTCATCGCGGTCTCCTCATTGGTCGGGGTCGGGGCGCTTGTTCCCAGTGTGCTCTTCCCAGGCAGCGAGTTGAAGGTTCAACGCCTTCATCAACTCGAAGACCTGAATTGGCGGAATGCGGACACGAGACACGACCCGGGCAGGCATGTGCACGAACGGCTTGCCGTCGTCATCCTCCGCGAGCCTTGGCGCCTGGGTGAAGACCGAGAAGTCCAGGACGAAGCAGTCCGGCAGGTTCCACACGCCGACGAAGTTCGCGTAGGTGCCGGCCTCAACCTCGGGAGTGGCGGTGAACTCGATGCGCTGCGGTATCGGCTCTTGTTCGGGTTGCGTCATGCGTGCGGAGACTAGCGCCAGCCGAGGCGGTCGCGCAGGAAAGCAGTGCAGGAAGGTCCGATCGACCGATCCGGCTCGACCGGATCAACCCGCCCGTTCCGGCGAGTTGCCGGATGCACCGCACGGCGTGCAGACTTGGGATCGTGGCGAGCGGCGACGAGATCATCGTGAACGGGCGGCGTGTTCTGCTGCGCGCGCAAGTGGCTGCGCGGGTCGGGATCTCGCCGGAGACGTGGCACTCCTACGTGTCGCGGCAATTGCCGAAGACGAACCCTGCACCGCGGCACGACGGGGAGATCGACGGGCGCACGCCGTTCTGGTGGCCCGAGACGGTGGATGCGTGGCAGGCGCGGCGGCGTCCCGCGTCCCGCGATTCGGTCTGAAAAACGCTCCGTGTTGATCTCCAGGGCGTCTCTTTGTCCGGTTACCGTGCCAACATGTTGATCTAGGCGAGCCAAACCTGCCGGATTCGGACATCACTGCTCAACCTTTCGTGCACATCTAGCGGTGCATACGGAGGTTGCGGGGCTTGGAGATCCACTCGGTATAAGCAGCCTCGCCACATCACCCCTTACATTCGGCAACACACCGTAACGACGGGGCCAGAACCCGGGCGCACCAGCAGATCACCGGTCATCGCCGCAGGTCAGCGGCCATGGTTTGGACACCGCTAGCGGTTCACACTGATCTCAGACGTCGCGCGTTCGAGCGCCACCCGCTCCGCGCATCCCCAACACCCCAAGCTCCCCGGAGGACGCAATGACCACCAAGCGCAACTGGACCTACATCCTCATCTGCCTCATCGTCCGAGCGTTCATGCTCGGCGCCGCAGCCATCAGCTTCATGCACATCGTCTCCACCTCCCGGGCGCTCGGACTCGGCTGGGAGGCCTGGACGGTCCCCGGCTTCATCGACGGACTCGCCGTCCTCGGGCTCATCGGCCGCGGCAGCAAGTTCGCGGTGTCCACCCAGCGCGCCGGGCTGCTGCTGATGTCCGGCGCCGGGTCGCTCTCCCTGGCCTGCAACGTCTACGCCGGACACAACCTCGGCCAGCAGCTCTACGGCGTCCTCGTCGTTGCCGGGTTCATCGCCGCCGAGTGGTACTCGATGAAGCTCCGCCCCGCCCCGCAGGCCGAGACCACGCCGGAGACCCGCGCCGGGAAGCGCTGCGTCGAGGGCTGCACCTGCCGCCGGCACGCCAAGGCCAAGACCCTCACCCCCGCCCAGAAGCGCGCCATCACGATCGCCAACAAGAAGGCCGCCGCCGAACTGGCCGCGATGGCCAACGGCTACAGCCCCGCGGACGCACCGGTGTCCCCGGCGATCCGGTAACGACGAAAAGGCCGCCCGGTCGCACGAAGCGACCGGGCGGCGCACAGCAGCACACTCGAACTCAGACCTAGGATTGGAGACTCCGACATGACGACCTACACCCCGCCGGTCCGGCAAGCCGTCACCGAGTCCGGCCGCGCACTGCTCGCCGCCGCAGTGTCAATCGATCACGACTGGTCGCTCCCGGCGAGCGGCCACGACAAACTCATGGACGTGCTCGGCGGAATGGACGCCGACGACCTCGAAACCGCGGCGCTGCTCGCCTACCACCTGCAGCAGGCCATCGGGTGCCTGCTGATCCGCAGCGACATGGAGAAGCGCACCAAGGAGGAGCGGTGACGACTCAGACCGGCACCGAGAAGTTCGGGGCCTACCAGGTCGGCAACATCGCGACGGTGATCGTGTACGGGTTGCAGTCCTGCGGGATCGTCGACCTGGACGCTGAGGAGCTGGACGAGTTGATCGACAAGTTGCAGCGGGTACGCGAGACGATGCGGCGCCCGGCATGACCAGGCCGCGGCGCTTCGTCCTCGGCGACAACGAGCCCCTCAACCTGTTCCGCGTCACCGACGCCCACGGCTGCACCTGGACCCGGGAGACTGGGGGATGGTATCCGGCGGAGGGCTCCTACCACCGGAAGGCTGCATCGTGGTGGTGGCTGATCACGCACCGGTCTCCGCTGAACACCTTGTGAGGACAAAGACTCATCAACGAGAAGAGCGGCCCCGCCCCTCCGAAGAGGTGCGGGGCCGCTCTGCTTCTCGATGACGTTCTGAGCCGGCGCCTGTACAACACTCCTGTACTACAGCCCGTGTCGTACAGCCGCGGGTCAGTTGCCTCCGCCGGTGCCGTCGCCCATCAGAAGCCTCGGACTGCCTTGACAGGTTCCGGGACTGCAGGCGGGTAGGTGGGCTTCGACCCGATGCCGAGCATCAGCAGCCGGGCGAGGCCGCGGAGCACACCGGAGTCGCGGGTCTCCAGGAACCTCACGGCGATGGTCCATAGGGCGACACCGCCGCCGACCAGTGCGAGGACGGTCCAGTCGGTGACGGCGGCCGGCACGTCGACGCCGTGGGCGACGAGCCAGACCACGGCGACACCGACAGCCTTCTGGGCGAGCTCGCGAACCACGGACTTCAAGAAGTCGTTCATGGTGCACTCCTTCGATGAAGGGGTGTTGGGGGTTGAGCAGGTGGGTCGGTGCCCCGGCTCGCGCTACACCGCCCCACCCCTCGGAAGACGGGCGCGAGCCGGGGCACGATCTTGGGATTCAGGGAAACCGGCGAAGTCCTGAACGGGGCGCCGGGTGGTTCAGGGTTCGGTCAGAGCGAGGCGATCTCGCCGTCGTTCCAGCACAGGCTGTCCCGCGAGCCGTCGCAGTGCACGCGCGCACCCGGCACGCGGTTGTCGCGCTCATGGCCAGCCGCCTGGTTGCAGTCCAGGACGTCACCGTTCGGCGCGCGGCCAGCAACGCCGCACGTCTCCCGCGGGCCGGTGATCGCCGGCTGACCGGGGATCCAGTCGTAGTACGCGGCGGTGTTCGTCAGGATCTGCACGAGCTGGTCGCTGAGACCGAACCGGTCGCGCTGGACGGCGAGGCTCCTGCGCAGGTCGCCGTCGGCGTGGCGCTCGGTGGCGGCTTTCCAGTCGGCGAGCATTTCGAGCAGGTCGACCAGCGTCATGCCGTCCACGCCATGCGTGAAGTGCTCCGGGTGATGCCGGTTCGCACTGTAGTGGTGCTCCAGTCCGGCACCCATCCCGGCGAGGAAGCCCTTGTACTCGTCGGAGCCGTAGGTGGAATTCTTCAGCTTCGGCGTGTACTCGTTGAAGACGTCCACCTCGGGCGCCTCGGTCTTTGAGCGGTCGTGCTGGATGCCTCGCTGCACCATCTCGGCAGCGAGCGGCGCGACCAGTTCGGCCACGCGGCGGGCATGCTGGAGCGTGTCGGCGGTGGAGTCGTAGTCGCTCACGCCTTGATCTCCCGCACGTCCCCGACGCCCTCGAACTGCAAGCGCGCCTGGATGAACCGAAAGTCCTGGAGCTCGCGGCCGGTGTCGTAGACCTTGACGGCGATCTCCGGCATCACGTGCGGATGGACGTTCCACGCCGAGTTCGTGAACCAAAAAAGATGCTGGTACCGCTTCGTCGGTGAGCCGTTCTGCTTGAGAACCCCGCCGGTCCGCAGGAGCCGGGTCAACTCGTTCACGGTCAGCGTGATGCCGAAACTCTGCCGCAGCTTCGCGGAGACCTCGTCCCACGTGAAGGTGTGCGGCTCGTACATCGACGCGGACACCGTGCGCTGCGCGGCCACGTAGCCACCGGTCTTGCGGATTGACGGGAGCACCTCGCTGTACACCCACGACTGGAACCGCGACACCTGCTCCCGGACAACGGCGTCGCGGATCCGCGCGGGCTGCCGCTGGCCGAGGGCGCGGTAGAACCCGGCCTCGGTCAGGTACCAGATCCGCTGCTCGCCGCCAGGGGTACGCGCCAGCGTGTACCCCTTGTCGACTTCGGGGATCGACTGGACGAGCCGGCCGGCGTCGCGGAAGCCGAGCGCTCGTGCCACGTCGGGCGCGGACACCCGGAACGAGTCGCCCGCCGAGGTGAAGCTCAGCGAGAACTCTCCGTTGTTGAACAACTGCATGTCGGTCACGTTGGACCTCATTCCGGGAAGGCGGGAAGGCAAATCAGTGCGCCGGCTCGCGTCGGCTTCCGGCCTTCCCAAGCGGGAGGCGACGCGAGCCGGGCACGTTCAGCGCCCGATCCGCCTCGTCGCCACACCCCTCAGAAGGCGGATACGGATCGGGGCGCGGCTGTTCAGCCCGGTCGCCTGTGGCGAGCGGGCTAGCTAAGAAGGGTCTTGTGCGTAGAGTGCTCTACGTGTAGAGTGCTCTACATGACATACACGGCAGAGCAGATCGAGGCCATCGGCGGCAAGTCCTGGACCAGCCCCGACCAGAAGGTCACCCGCGTCTACCTCAGGGGCGCGGCCCTGGCCAAGCTGATCGGCCTGGAGATCGACTACTACAAGACGGGCAACATCAGCTTCGCCGCCCTCCGCGGCGAGAAGATCTCCAACGCCGAGGCCAAACGGCTGGCAGACAGCGCGGTCTTCTGGCAGGACGGCATCCTGTCCGCCCAGACCGCTAGCCGGGACGGAGACGCCCTCGTCGATGCCGTGATCGCCGCCCTGGCGGCCATCGAGACCAGCACCGAACCGGCGGCGGTCGAGCAGGTCGAATTGCACAACGTTGCACCGGCGCCGGCACGGCCGATCACCTCGGGCACGGCGATGGTCTACCTGCTCTCCATCGGCAGGCTCGCCGAGATGCGCAGCAACCGGGGACCGCGCTGGTTCATCTCCGCACGGGTTCGCGCACGTGAGTACTGCGGCGGCTACGCCGACACCGCAGAGCAGGCGGAGCAGCGCCGGGCGTGGCTGGACAACGAGGGCTACCAGCAGATCCAGGTTGAGGCACCCCACGGCAGCGTCGACCTGGGCGCGCTCGGTCGGGTGCGCGCCGACGCCAAGCGGGCATACGACGAGGCGACCGCGATCCTGCGCGCCGGTGTCCTGCGGGCGCTGGAGGAGCGTCGGGAGGAGACCGAGATCGCCCGGACTGCCGGCGTTGACCGGCAGACGGTCAGGGCATGGGCCGGGAAGCAGCCGATGAACCGTGGCTGAACCGGAGCAGTGCCCGGCCGTCCACCTCAGCCCGACGGCCGTCGGTGACGTCGAGGTCCGGTGCGCCAAGAGCGCAGATCACATCGAGAAGGGCGACTCGGTGCACGAGGGGAAGGTCGGTCCGTTCCCGGTGCGCTGGACCGACTAGCCGCACGGATCACGGACGCATGCCTGTCGATGGTGGCGCGGCTGGTGCACCATGCGGGGCATGAGTGAACCGACCGACCGTGGTGGCTGCCTACCAGGCTCAATCGCGATGATTGGGCTCGCGCTGGCGGTCATCGCCGCCGTCGTGGTCGCGCTGACGATGCAGCCGCCACAGCACCCCGCGGGCATGCTGCACCACACTGTCCGTGTCGGCGAGCTTTGCCTCAGCGTCGAGCCGCGCGGACCGGGCCTCATCCATCCGGGCCGGGGTGACCTTGCCGTCGTGGGCGGGCGCCGCATGCCGGCGGATCGGGATGAACACCCGCCACAGCAGTTTCCACAGGTTCGCTGGCAGCATTACTGCACCTGACTGCGTTGCGCCACCGCCCTGATCAGCGGCAGTGCCTCCGCGAGAGTATCGGCGAGCTTGTCCGACCTGGCGTCCGCCGCCGCCCAGGCTGCCTTGTACTCGTCCGCCCGCTGCCGCTCCCGCGCCAACTCCCTGGTGAGCTGTTTGCTGGTGACCAGGCGGCCACCCAGCACCAGTAGGACGATCAGGCCAAGCAGGCCGTAGGCGGACGGTTCGAACCAGGGGGTCAGCGTCTCCATGCACGCCTTGGCCTTCCGGGGTTGATCGTCCCGCCCGCGGGGTCTGGGCTGAGCGGGTGGTGCTCAACGCGCAACAAACGAGATGACGATCGTTGCGGCGCTGACCGCGGCGATGACCAGACCACCGATCGTGAACAGGGTGGTCCGCGCGCTGGCGCCGCCCGCCGTCGCGCCACGCAGGGCGGTGACCTCGTCACGCATCACCGTGACGATCTTCTCCAACGCCTGGACCTCGTCCCGGGTGGCGACACCGACCCGCAACTCGTTGATCAGATCGAAGCGCTTGTCGGCGGCAACCTCCGCCTTCGTAACCGCTTTCTCCTGTGCGGTCAACGCAGCCTGCACGGCGAGCCGGTCGGCGTTCAGCGCTGCGGTGAGCGCCTTCTCCTGGGCATCGAACCGCTGTTGGTCGCGGAGATCCTTCTCCGCCAGCAATCTCTCGAAGTGCTCCTTGAGTGAAACACCCCGCTTGATCACGGTGCTACGAGTCCTCGGCAGTGTTGACCGCTGCGACGATCGCCGCCTGACCCTCCGGGCTCGTCAGCACGCTGAGCAGCGCCGCCCCGAGGAGCGGGCCGAGCTGCTGCGCGAGGAGCGCAGCCACCGCCTCCGGGGCGATGTTGACCAGCGGCAGGTGGTGCAGGGCGTTGACCACCGCACCCTGGAACGTCGGGTCGGAGAACCGGTCGTCGGTCCGCGGCTGCGGGATGCCGTCCAGATCGGTCGGGGCGAGGCCACGAGCGGTCGCGGACCACTGCCACGTGTCGGCGAGGGCCTGTCCCACGGTGAGGCCGGGAACGCCCGGCACCGGATCGGTCAGGTTCACGTCTGCTCCTTTGGAGGTGAGGTGAGATGCGCCGATGAGCCGCGCGAAGTCGGCGACGGTGCCCCGGAACGCGTTCGCGTCGCAGACGGCCTGACGGCCGATGACGGCGCTGGACGTGTACTGCAGGATGGCTGGCGCCCTGCCGCTGTACGCAGCCCAGCGGCTCGAGGTGTCACCCGGGTACAACTGCCGGAAATGGCCGGAGCCGGTCACATACGCCGACGCCCACAACGGCTCACCGGCAGGGACACTGTCGCCGTACGCCCATTTCGGTGCGTAGTGCAGGACCGTCTTCCCGGTCCGCTGCGCCAGCAGCTGCGCTGCCTGATGCCCCACCGACGCCGGGACGTTGTCGTAGCCCCAGTGCTCGGTGTCCATCTGCCAGAACCAGCCGGGGAACGTCCGCCACCAGGGCACCTCGAGGCCGACCCAGGTCAGGAAGTAGTCGACCTGCTTCTCCACCGACGGGCCGGGGGTGCGGGGCACCATGTAGCAGCCGAGGAACGGAATCCCGGCAGCCTTGGCGGCAGCAAGCGACGGGCCCGGGTGGTGCTTCACGCCGGTGCCCTCGGTGGCTTTGTGGGTGTAGAAGTCGATGCCGGCCGCTCGGGCGGCGGCCATGTCCATCGGGCCGCGGTCGTGGTCGAAGTCCGACGCGTCCCAGCCGAAGATCGTCATGTCGGCCGGACTGCCTCGGCCAGCGTTGCCCACGCCCACGTCGACGAACCGCCGTCGACGGTCACCTCAACCGTGGACTGCCATGTCGCCGCAGACAGCGGGGTGTCGTCGGCTTCGAGTTCACCGACGTAGGTGTGGATGGTGCCCTGCCGGCCGTTCACGTGGAGTTCCACGAGCCGCTCGCCGGAGCGCTGGAGGTAGAGCGTCGAGCCGTCCGGGTGGTCGAACATCCACCGGTCATCGTCGATCTTTCGCCACATGTACGCCTCCTACGTCGCCGACTGCCAGGAGATGGTGAACCGCGGTGTGCCGGCAGTGTTGAGCGCGCCGCCGGAGTTCTGGTCGGCGGCGAGCTTGATGGCATCACCGGCGGTGCACACCAGCAACGTGTTGATCGTCATGTGGGTGTTGTCGCCGGTGACCGCGGTGCGCTGGTCGATGACGACGAACGAGCCGTTCTGGTCGAGGAGGAGCCGCCGGTAGCCGGTGGCGTTGATGGCCAGACCCGAGTAGCCGGACACCATGTAGATCCCGGTCTCAGGAACGGTGATCGTGGTCGACGAGGCGGTGAACATCGAGCCGGTCGTGTCGACGAGCTCGGTGTCGAACGTGATGTAGGTGATCGCTGAGTTCGGAATCGACTGTGCCGTCGACCTCGTCACCGCGCAGGCCGGCGGCTTCACCGCATAGTTGGCCAGGTCGGCGAGCGCGTTGAGCTTTGATGACGGCACGACGGCGTTCGTGCCGAAGACGGGTTTGACGGGGACAGCCACCGGACCTCCTTAGAACGCGAGCAGGTCGGAGCCGGTGTCGGTGCGGGATTCGTCGGCGCGGAACCACGGCCCGGCCACACCCGGGCTGGCGCCGATGACCGGGGCGGTGTTCCAGGTGACGGTGCGGGTGTCGCCGGCGGCGGAGTGGGCGATGCCCTCGATGACGAGTTCGGTGACGCCGTCCGGCCACGGGTTGCGGGTGCCGTCCGGGCCGGTCACCGACGGCTCGTCGATGTACAGCAGGTCCGTTGCGGCCGGCGTGCCCGACATCCGGATCCGCAACTGCCCGGCGTCGACGCCGGCCGGTGCAGTGAACATCTCAACGGGGAGTTGCGTCATCGTGCCCGCGGTCACCGGCACCGCAGTGCCGAAGATCGTGGAGACGAAGTTCCCGGCGAGGAACCAGTTCACGCCGGTGGTGACGCCACCGGCCCAGCCGAGCGGCGACACCACCCATGCTGTGGTCGCATATACCGACCCGGCGGCGACGGGCACCAGTTCCGACAGGGCGTTGACGACGGAGATCCCGCCGGTCGGTGTCAGCAGCAGCGACCCGGTACCCGCCCGGGGGAACAGTGCGGACTGGGCGACCGTCCCGTTCTGCGCCGTCCACGGCGATGCGGTCATCTCGAACCCGGTGTTCGACAGCAGTTGCACGTCCTCGCCGGGGGCGCCGGTGATGGAGATCCGGTCGCCGATCTCCCGTTCGAGGATGAGCCAGCACTCCACCGCGGTCCGGGAGAACAGGTTGAGCCGCAGCTGCGGCATCCGCTGCCGGGGGGCCGTGTAGTTCCCGACGATCCAGGTCGCGTATGCCTGCGGGTCGGCGATGACCGGACTCGACAGCATGGCGGCGAACGGCCGCTCACCGACGGCGGTCACCGACGCCACCGATGTTGCTCGAGCTGTGGAACCGCCGGTGCGGGTGACCTGCGCGACGTTCCGCGGCTGGTCGGACCGCCACCGCGCCGGTGGGGTGAGCCACGAGTACGGGATCCGCGTCGGGGTCGGCGGGAAACCGCCCCACAGGTAGTCGTTGGTGATGGTGGCGAGCGGACTGTCGATGCACGACGTCGACGTCGGATCCAGCAGATCCTCATCGGCGAGTTCGAAGCCGGTCAGCCGGCCCTTGCCGGTCGCTGACATCGGTCAGCCCTGCGCATAGGTCAGCGACCCGACCAGCGCGCCGAGTGCCGTGCCGGTCGGCAGGACGACGGGCCACAGGACGCTGTTGTCCCAGATTTTCGGCAGCCCCAACTGGGTCCAGTTGGACATGGCGGCGATGTTCGCGGTCGGGGTGGGGATCGAGGCGATGAGCCGGTAGGCGACGAGGTGGATCGTCCCGGACACGTAGGACGTGCCCAATGTCAGGGTTTGGATCGACCGGACCCCGATGTCGCCGGCGGCGAGGGAGAACGGCACGAACGTCCCGGCAACCGCAGTGGCCGGGAAGCTGGCGATCGTGCCGGTCTTCGACCCGGTGCCGGCCGAGTTGGTGTAGGTGAGCGTGGTGTTGGTGACGGCACCGCCGTTGCCGGTTGCCGATGACACCTCGATCGCGACCCGGACGTCGGCACCGTTGGTGCTCGCCGACGAGTCCCGGGCCGGGAACGCGACCGAGTTGACGGTCTGCCCGGTCGTGGTCGTGATCGTGAAGCCCGAGTTCGTCCACAGCCGGTCGTAGATTTCGACCCGGCCGATGTTGCCGGTCTGCGCCATCTCCAGCCTGGCGAGGTACGTCTGGTTCGATGCTGCCGGGATCGGGACCTGCCCGGTCACCGTGCCCGAGTGCGTGCCACCCGCCAGGCCCGACGACGGTGCAGCACCCGCACCGGGGGTGCCGGTCGTGTACCAGAGGGAGTGCCGGACACCGGCCGCCTCCGCCGTGCCGGTGTCCTTGAGCAGGTCGGTCGGGTAGCCGACCAGGCCGGCGACGAGCTGATCCAGGGTGGAGATCGCCACGGTGCTCCTCAGAGGTTGTAGGCACGCGTGCGCGCATGGAACCGGGTGATGCCGGCGGGGTCGACGAACAGCCGGCCACGTTCCGTAGCAACGGCCTCGTCGAGCAGGTCGCCGGGTTTCCGGCCGGCCAGACTTGCCTGCTGCATGAACGTGGCGCCCTCGTCGAGCGCCGCCGGGATCGCAGTGGTCGGGGAGGCGTAGCGGAGGATCGTCGCGATCCGCTCGTCGGTGCGCTGATAGGCCAGACCTTGGAAGCCCTGCCGGAGCTGCTCGAGGTGCTGGGCGTAGGTGTAGCCGTTGAGGTAGATCTGCACCTGGCCGATCAACCCCGACCAGTGCGTCAGCGGCGACAGTTGCAGCGTGTTGAAGAACGCCGACCCAGGGGCGCCGCCGCCGAACGACAGGGACGCCGTCGCGGTCCCGACCCACAGATCCTGAAGGTCACGCAGGCCGAACCGCAGCGCGACCAGCGTCCACGACCCCACCGAGCCCGCAGGGCCGGCGACCCCGGCGATCGGACCCCACCCGCCGATGACCGCACCTGCATTCCACACAGGCAGCACCGCGGTGTAGTCGAGGCCGAGGAACACATCGCCGGTGCCGGAGAACTTCAACAGGTCGACGGTCGTGATCCCGGCGGCAGCGGTGTCGGGTCTCACCCATACGGCGATCGTCACCGTGTCCGTGCTGGTGAGGTTGATCCGGTTCGCCGTCTCCCACGTCCCGGAAGCCATCGGCGAATTCGGTGTCGCCACACCCGCATCGACGAACACCGGGACCCGCAGTTCGTCACCGGGTGGCCCGACGCCCGAGCCGACCGACACGAAGTCGGACGTGGAGTAGGCCAGCGGCGGCTCAGTCCCCTGGACCCCGACCGCAGCCACCTCGGTTGAGGCCTCGCCCAGCGGCCAGAACGCGACGAGGTTCGACCCGCCGGTGTAGCGGACCTGCTCGGACAGGGTGGAGATGAACGTCCGGCCGTTGTCGAGGAGCTGCTTGCGGTCCACTGCGGTGACGACGATGACGTTGTCGACACCCTCAAGGTCCTCGACCGTGTCCGGCATCTCGAACGTGCCGGTGAACCATCTGAACGACTTGTAGCCGATGACGTCGGTGACCCGGACCGGCATCCCCAACGTGATCTGCAACGGGGCCGTCGACAGGCCCGGGGTGAAGATCCCGGACGCGTTGTCCAACCCCATCGTCAGTTGGCCGGGGACTCCGGTGCGGTCGAGTTCGGTGTCACGGCCCCGGGTCGACCGGACCTCCACCCGGTTGGGCCGGACGTAGACGGTGACGTCGACCCAGTCCCCGGCGGCGTTGCGGATTTCGACGCGGGTGTAGTCGTAGAGCCAGGCCATCAGCCGATACCCAAGAACGTCTCGACCGACTGACCACGGTTCGCGGCATCGGCGATGATGACCCGGCGGATCAGCTCACCGTGACCCACGATGTCGACGACGTGATGGACCGTCTGCACTCCGCCGCCGCCTCCACTGCTGCCCATCTGACGCCAGCCCCCGAATCCGCCTTGCTGCATGCTGGCGTACTGGCCAACACTCGGGATGATCGTCCCGTTGGTGTCCGGGACGAACACCTCTGGGCGCCCACCGTCGCCGACGACGTACGGCACGCCAGCCGAGACCGGACCGCCCAGCGCGCGACCGTTGTCCCGCGACTGCCCAGCGCGGGACAGGGTGGCCGCGAGGCGGGCTGCGTCGGCCAGCGCCGCGCCCATGCCAGAGATGGCGACGTGCGGGGAGTAGGTGCGGTCGAGGCCGCCCAGTGTCGCGCTGAGGCGGGCCGCGGCCGTCAGCGCGTCGAACATGCCGGGCGTCGTGATCTTCGTTTCCGCCGCCGGCGGAATGCCCACGACGCTGGCGATGTACCGGTCGACCTCGGCCTTCGTGTAGCCAAGCGCGAGTGCCGTCGCCCGGATCTTGGCGATGTTCCGGTCATACTCGGCGTTGGCGTTCGCGATCGCCTCGGTCGACGCGTTGACCCCGCCAGCGAGTTCGATCTGTTGACGCCGCGCCTTGTCGGCCGCCTCAATCTGGGAAAGGACTGCCTTTTCATTGGCGACGCCAGCCTCCGAGTTGTCATTGAGGACGCGCTTGCCGTTTTCGAGTTCCTTCTCAAGATCGAACCAGCCCTGCGCAAGGGCAAGGTTGGCGTCGGCAGCGGCGAAAGCCTTCTGCCGCAACTCATCCAGGGCGTTGCCCATCCCGCGGGCCGAGGCTGCAGCCGCATTCGACGCGACAGACGACGCTGACGCTGACGCGCCGAGGTCGTCGAGCGCCATGCCCGCGGTGACCCCCGTCACCCCGATGTGGTACAGCTTCTCGTTTATGTAGTCGAGGGCACTGCCCAGGACGGGCACGGAATGGGCTGTGCTGTTGGCTTCGGTCGCGAAGTCGCGCACCGCTCCGTAGGCCAACTCGAATCCGAGGACCAGCAGGCTGACGGCCTTGGTCACGTAGCCGATCACACCGATCAGGTCGGACAGTGCATCGCCGCCCTGTTTGGAGCCCATGCTGATGATCCGGATCGAGTCGCCGAGGTCGTGACCCAGGTTGGCGAGCGCCGGCGCGACCTTGTCGACGATCGGCTGAGCCCTGGCCAGGGCGTCGGCGAACCCGTCGACCGCCGCGGTGATACCCGCACCGATACCGCCGGCAAGCGGCCCGACGAAACCCTGCGAGATCGCCAGGATGCGTTCGATGGGCAGGTCCCGCAGCGTCCTGTCAACGATCTTGAGGGCATCCTCGAGTTCGTTGCCGAATGCCGCCGACGACCTCATCCACCGCTGCTGGATGCCGTCGATGGACTTGCTCCACAACGCCCCGTACTTCTGCGGGTCGCCCATCCAGGCGCCGGCGAGACCCAGGCCAGCGCCGCCGACCGCGCCGCCGAGCCCCAGCGCGCCGCCGATAGCGGCCGTGAGGGCACCGACGACCGGAAGAGCAGCAGCGATGAGGGCGGCGATGACCGCCGGGCCGAGCAGCGGCGTGGACAGGATGCCCTGGAAGCCCGCTGAGAACGACTTCGCAGTCTCCTGCCCAGCCTGGACGCCGGTCTTCGCCAGTTCCTTGGGGATGACTCGGGCGGCGTCCTCGACGCCGTCGACCAGCGTGCTGGCCAGTTTCTTGCGGACTTCGGTCAGGCCACGCAGATGCCCCTCGGCGTTGCCGAGTTTCCGGAATACATCGATATCGCCAGTTTTGACGAATTCGTCCGCGAGTTTCCGGACCTCACTGCGGGACGTGCGGATCTTCGCGTCCAACGTCGCCAGACCGACATTCTTCTCGCCGAGCGAAGAGATCTTGTCGTCGACCGATCCGACGTCACCGCCGAGCAGCTTCATCGATACAGCCGCTCGGGCCGCGTCTGCTGGAATTTTTGTGATGTCCCTGTCGAGTTTCTCGACCTTGCTGTCGACGTCGCCGATCTTCTTCTCGACGATGAGAGCCTCGGACTTGAACTGCCCGGCTTCCAGTTTCAGTGCGACGGATGCGGTGCGGTCGGCCACAACGTCCCCCCCGATCAGGTCGTGCGGCGGACCGCGTATCGGACGCCACGCTTCGGCGACTTCGCTCCGGCGTCGTTGCCGACCTCGGCCTCGAGCACCCGGCATGCCTCGCAGGTGATGCGGTGCACTTCCCAGGTCCGTTGCGTTGCAGGGTCGGTGGAGATCTCCAGCGGGTTCCCGCAGCCGGAGCATTCCTCGCGCTCCTCGGCCAGGAGCGCGAGGAGAAGGTCGCGATCTTCGTCGGTCCACATCGGCTCCGACGTGGCGACCGAACGGATCAGTCGATCTCCGTCATATTCGTGCTCGGTGATGGTTCGGGGTTCCCGGCCAAGGAGCCGTGAGTGGGGTTGCCGGACTGCTCGGGCTGCTTCGACTTCTCGCCGGAGCTCCGGGAAAGCACGGAGGCGGCGGCGGAGAAAGGGATACCCTGCGCGTCGTCGTTGACCGTCCAGGCGGCGTTGGCGAGTTGCTGCCACTGCCCGTTGGAGAGTTTGTCGGCGAGGCGTTCCACCTGCTCCGGGCTCATCACCGGGTCGATCGCCGACGACGAGACGATCAGGCATACCCAGCCGTGATACAGCTCGGCGTATTGCTCGTCGTCGAGGTCCGCAGTCTTGACCGGTCGTTTCCCGGCCAGCGTCCGCCAGGCGCCTCGAGGCGTGACGGCCCGGAACCGGAACGCCCGATTGTGGGCGATCATCTGCTCGCGCAACTCCGTCAGCCGACTGGCGACCTCTCTGCCCGGTCCGTCGCCGGCCAGGTTGATCGGGTCGAGCGTCATGCCGTCGAGTTGCGCAGAGAGCCGCTCATGCTCGGCGACGAGCGAGGCTCTTAGGCACAGGGTGACGCTGGTCTCGGGGGTTTCGACCTCGTCGATGATCGACTCGATGTCGGACGGCTTCGGCTTAGCCGGACGACGCTTGGCTGTGGTCACGCCGGTCACCGCCCGCAGGTCGGACAGCGGGGCAGGAGCCAGGTGGCGACGTCCAGCGGCGGGGGGACGGTGATCGTGTAGGTGACAGTCTCCCGCGCGATCGTGTCCAGGTTCGCCGGGTCGAGTTGGTCTTTGCCGTTCGAGCCGAGGACCTTCTGGTCGGTGGTGAGCTGGTCACCGTAGAGGGTCATGTGCGGGTCGGCTGGGATGCGCTTCGGGTCGATGCCGTTGGCGATGAGCCAGTCGAGGACGTGATCGTACAGCTCTTCCATGGTGGACAGGCTTGGGTTCGGCATGTGTGGCCCTTCATCGTGTGGCCCTTGATAACTGGAGGAAGCCGGGCAAGGGCCACCGAGCCCGGCTTCCCGCTTTGGTCGTGCAAGTTGCGGAACCGGGTATCTGATCGGCGGAGGGTGATGTTGGCGTCACTGCGCCACACTGCTCGGCATGACCGACACCCCGCCCCCGTTCATCCCCTACGTGCCAGGGCCGGCCGATATCGCGGCGAGCGGCCCGGCCGTGTCCGCGGCCGACGCTCCGCAGACGCCGAAAAGCGGCCACAAATTACTGATCGGTGCAACCGCTGGCCTCGGCGCATTGGTTGTACTGCTCGGCGGCACGGTCGCCGTGATGGCCGGCCGCGGCACCGACAGGGCGGCGTCCCCAGCCGCGGCGTCGGTGAGCCCGACGCCGTCCTACTCCCCGGTCGCGCCGTACAGCCCCCCGGCTCCACAAGACATCTCGGTGGCATTCGGTGAGACTCTCGTTGTTACCGACAGCGCCGGCGGTGAGGTCCGTTACGTAGTCACGGCCGACAAGGTCTACACCAAGACGAAGTACGGAACGAAGCCCGAGAAAGGCGTGCTCTACGGCATCAAGGTGTCCGTCGAGGTGGTCGGCGGTACGACATACGTGTGTGCCTGCGACTTCGCCCTCATCGCCAAGGACGGCACCGCCTACGAGGGAAGCGGCTACCAGGTCGACGGAGGTCTGGACGCACTCGACCTCAACCGCGGGCAGAAGGCGTCCGGGGTCGTGGTGTTCGACATCCCGCAAGCAGCCCAGACCGGAGGCCGCATCGAGTTGCGGGAGGGCGGACGCAGCTCCGAGAATCAGGGCTTCTGGACGATTCCCTAAGGCGCTGACGTCCTAGGCGACCACGGAGCGCTGGTTCGGGTCGAGGTAGACGGTCAGATCCACGCTGAAGTCCCACGAGGTATCGGGGGCCGGCTTCTCGCCGTTGTATTCGGCGCATTCCACCGGGAAGATCCGCAGACTGCCGGTGGTGCCACCCGCACCCTGCCCTGTGGTCCATGCGGTGGCCGTGAGCACACCTTCCCGGACGGCGAGGAAGCCGACCGCACGGTAGACGAGCAGGTTCCACGCGGGATCCGTGGAGCCGCTCGTCGCGTCGTGGTGGCAGGTCAGCGAGATGGTCGGCGAGCGCCGGCCGACCCGGTTGAGGGTGTAGGTGGAGCCCACGTTGCCGACGTCGACCTTGCCGGTGGTCATCGAGATGTCGAGACCGTCGGGGGTGATGTAGGTGGTCAGGTCGGTGCCGGCGTTGAGTTCGGTGGTGGTGGGCAACGCGATGTTCGAACAGGCGGTCATCCAGATGACCTTGACCCGGCCGTCCATGATGACGACGCTCATGCGGTGTGCTCCTTGGTCGTCGTGGCCTTCTTGGCGGCCTTGGGTTCGGGTCCGGGTTCGGGTCCGGCGTCGAGGTCGGTAGTCGAGTCGGCGAATTCGGGCAGGTGGAAGTCGGCGGGCTCGGCGCGGAAGTCGGACACGCGGATCCAGCCGTGGGCGCGCTGCATGTCCAGGGCGGAGGCGGGCACGATGCCCAGCCCGCCTGTCTCGGGGTGCCGGATCACGGCGAAGGTCGTCATCGGCTAATACCGGTAAACTTCGCAGGTCACGGTGGTCGTGAACGTGTGCGTCACCGTCGCGACCTGGGTGGCCTGGTTGACCGCCGCGATCGGGATCAGGATCATGCGGATGCCGGTCGTGGCCGGCACCGAAACGCCCGCGACGGTGCCGGTGCCGCCGATGACGGTCAGGTTCGGGTCGGTGACCCCGACGACATCCGGTGAGCCGCCGGCGTTGATGACCCGCAGGATGACGCCGGCCGATCCGAACTGCGTCGCGGCGATCGTGTCCGACGCGGACACGGCCACCGGTGCGGGTGTGCCGCCGAGGTTTGTGATGGATACAGACGTAAGAGCCGCCATAGCGGCGTACCTCCTTGTGAAGGGACCGCCGCTTGAGGCGGGGGAAACTCAGGTGCCGGCGATGGTGCGGTAGACGACGGTGAGGTCCATGACCGGGTCGCCGGTCTGGTAGACGGGCTGCTGCGGTACACCGCCGCCGGACTCCTGGCGGATGATGCCGAGGTTGAGGCCGGCGATGACGAGCCGCTTGTTGAGCAGGGCTGTCCGCACGCGCTGCGCGACCGCGCGGGCGGCCTGGTCGGCGTCGGCGGGTGAGGCGTCAGGACCGCCGCCGATGCAGTGGCAGATCCACCGGACCGTCGGTGTTCCCGCGATTCCGTCGAGCGCGTCGGCGTTCCCGAACGGCCATTCGACGACCGAGTACACGGCCACGTACGGCGGCGGGATCGGCGGCGCCGGCGGGATGGGCTGCGGCGCGCCGCCGGGGTAGACGACCAAGGACGCATCGGCGGTGAGCAGCGCCAGGCCGCCGTTGACGAGGGCGATGTCGAAGCCGTCGGTCACTACCCGCCGCCCGGATCCGTGGCCGGACCGTCAGGCCCGGGCTGGCCGTTGAGCAGCTTCTGGCCGAGCTCGGCGACGTACCGCGCGAACCTCGGCGCTTCGGCGTCGAGGCTCGGGCTCAAATGTGGGATCGGCGCCGAGTTGATGCTGCCGTACTCGATGATCCGAGCGAGGCCGCCTTGCGGCTTGTTCGCGTCGGGTCCGACTTCTCCGATGATGTCCGTGGCGTGCGCGGTGACGTCGTACGAGAAGTCCTTCTTGTAGTGCACCAGGTAGCCGTGCGGGGTGTTCGCCTCGATGATCCGCCGCGCCTGTTTCTTGATCTGCAAGCAGCCTGCGCCGACGACCTTCTTACCGTCCTCGACGACCCGCTCGGACGCGGTGTGCATGTCGTCGCCGATCTCTTTCCAGCCGACCGTCTTGGCTCCCACTAGCCGCTCACCTCCGTGGCGGGGAAGCGGCGTGCGGTGGCGAAGGACTTGTGTGCCGGCCCACGCAACTTGAACTTCTTGCCGACGAGCGAGGCATCCAGGACGCAGGTGTCGATCGTGACGACGTCACCGGGAGCGACGCCAGCCGAGGCGGTCGACACCGGCAGGTGCAGTTGCATCTGGCCGATGAACACCTCGGCCTCGCCGACGACCGTCGGGGTTGCAGCCGGCGTGGTTTGCTGCACCTTGCATTTGCCCGAGTAGACCGTCGTATGTCCTGCGCTGATGACACCGGTCTCAGGGTCGGCGGACGAACCACTGGCCCGCCGCACGGTGCAGGTGTCGATCATGTCTCGTTCGGCTGCTACCCGACCGCGTGGAATGAGCGTGACGGCGGTCATAGCCACCTCCTCAGCACGGGTCCTCGGTGATGCCTGTATCTGGACGTGTCGTGATACCTGAGGAGGGTCGGGCAGTCGTCGCCAGGGAGTAGGCGGTGATGCCCGAGCTCCCCCGGGATGTGGTGCCGGAGCCTGGCCGTCTCGTCGTGCAGATGTGAAGGCGGGCGAGCAGGGCGAGCGTGGTCCGGCCGGTCGCCGAGCGGATGTCGGCCGGACTTCTCCGGGCGACCAGGACGAGCAGCGCACGGCCGGCTACCGGGGCACGTTTGAGTTCCAGCGCCGAAGAGGCAAGGCCGACCTGCGAACGACCTGCACCAAGCGCGGTCTTGCGCGCCGTGCCGGTCGACAGGACGCCGAGCGTTGCCGTGGCGGTTGGGGTGGCCCGTTTGACCTGGACGCCGGTGCCGACGAGCGCGGCCATGGACCGGCCGGTGACGACCGCGGTCCGTCGTGCCGCGCCGGTGGCGACGATGCCGGCCTGCGTGGTGCCGGTGCGGGACACCGACTTGCGTGCCGTGCCGGTCGAGGTCGCGGCGAGCGTGCAGGTACCGGTCTGGGCCCGGGCGGCACTGGCCGATTCGGTCGAGGTCAGCGCGAGTTGTGTGGTGCCGGTCCGGGACACCGACTTGGTGTCCGTACCGGCCGAACGCAGGGCAAGCGTGGCGGTGCCGGCGTCGATGCCGGTCTTGCGGTCAGTACCGGCAGCAGTGAGGGCGGCGGCCGCGGTGCCGGCGGTCGTGGCCGTCTTCCGGGCTGCGGCGGTGGCGACGATGCCGACGCGGGCCGTGCCGGTCTGGGATGCGACCTTCCGTGCGGCGCCCGCGGCCGACAGCGCGACCTGGGCCGTGCCGGTGTCGAGGCCGGTCTTGCGTGCCGTGCCGGCGGCGGTGATGGCGAGTTGGCCTGCGCCTGCATCGATGCCGGTTTTCCGGGCCGTACCCGCCGCGGTGAGCGCGGCCAGCGTGGTGCCGTTTTCGGCGGTGGCGCCGGCGCCGCCGCCGACGAGCGGGATGACGGCGAGCAGGACGACGATGGCCGGTTCGGCGACAGAGCAGACGAACGTGTCGGAGTAGGCGGTGGCGGTGGGTGCGGTGCGGGCCTGGAGGGAGACCTGCATGTTGGTGGTGGCGTCGGCGCCGACGGCTTCGACGTATTCGAGCCAGCCGGATGTCTGCGACCAGGTCGAGGTCGGGAAGCCGCGGAGCACGTCGAACGCGAGGATGGCCCGGTTGGTGCCGAGGGTCGTCACCGACGGGGAGGTGTGGGACGTCCCGGACGCGGTCTCGAGGGAGTCAGCCTCGTCCAGGAGCGTGGTGGTGGAGGCGCCGCGGACGAGGGCACCCATGATGGTCCGTCGGCCGCCGGTGACCGTCCACGTGTACGTGGTCTGCGCCGCCGGGTTCAGCAGCTGGTAGACGTGGACCTCGAAGTTGGTGCCCTGGTCGGTGTCCGGGAGGGTGATTTCGGTCCAGCCGCCCGGGGCGGTCGGTGGCGTCGCGGACTGCGAGTCGGTGACGGCGACGATGAGGTAGTCGCCGGTGTAGGTCCGGGCGGTCGTGATCGCCGAGCCGTTGCCGAGGCCGTCGGACTGCACCGAGCTGAACGTTTCGGCGACGTAGACGTCGGTGCGGGTTTCGGTGCCGGCCGACCCGAGCGCAAGCCCGGTCCGGCCGCTGCAGGAGGCGACCTTGACGGCAGCGCCGGTGGTGGTGAGCGCGAGCGGGGCCAGGCCGGTTTCGATGCCGGGGCCGGGAGGGTCGTCCTGCGGGCGGAGCCGGGTCTGCGCCATCGCGATCTGCCGGGCGATCCACCACGGCGGGCCGGCGTTGACGATCGGGTCGAGCGGGTCCGCGGAGGCCGGGGACTTGACGGCGATGGAGATGGTGCCGCCGGTCGTGCCGGTCCGGGACACGTTCGTCCAGGTCCGGACACCGGGGTTGGCGTTGGAGACGAGGGCCTCATGCGCGGCCGCCGCCGCCATGTAGAGGTTCGCGACCTGAACCTGACCGAGGTCCGTCATCCCGGCCGGGTCGGTGACGGTGAACGCGCCACCGTTGCCGTGGTCGCAGATGACCGAGATCAGCAGGTCGTCGGCGCCGGCCGGACTGAGGTCCGGTGCGTCCATCGACGCGGTCGTCGACGCGAACGCCGTCGAGGTGATGGTGATGACGGGTGCCTGGTCGGCGCCGGTGATCCGGAACAGTCCGAGACACACGTCGGCGGTGGCCCGGTAGACGAACGACCACGTCGACGGGTCGGCCGGGTCGTAGATGTGGCTGAAGATTTTGGCGTCGGAGATGGTGCCGTCGTAGTTGCCTTCGAGGGTCCAGTCGGCGGAGACACTGAGGTCGGACTGCGCGGACGGGTTGTTGTGCTGGACGATGACCGCGATGAGCAGGTCACCGGACGTGAACCCGGCCGGCTTCGCCACGGTCAGCGGCGAGACCGAATCCTCGGCGTACCAGACGACCTCGGCAACTTCGGGGGCCATCGCCTACCGCCCTTCGACGGAACCGTCAGGCCCCCTCCTCGTTTAGAGCACGCCGGTCAGGTGCTGGCCGTTGAAGAAGAAGTCGTTGACACCGCCGAGGGTCGCCGAGCCGTGGGCGATCCGGTACAGCGACGAACCCGACGAGCCGCCGAGGTCGGTCATGGCGCCGCGGAGAAAGTCGATCTCCGCCTGCACCCAGCCGAACGCCAGGAACGCCGCGTTGTTCGCGAAGATCGTCGTGTTGTTGAACAGGGCGCAGAGGTCCGTTGCCATCTGCAGGTTGCTGCGGATGCCGAGCGTGATCGCCGCCGCCCGGTTGTCGATGGACGCCTTGTCCAGGGCATAGCCGACTGCCATGTCGGTCCTTTCGTCAGTTGAGCAACGCGACGGAGTGGTTGATGGTCTTGACGGTGTTCGACGCCGACGACGCGCCCCAGGTGGCGCAGACACCGATCGCGCGGGCGATCGTGGTGTCCCAGACGATGGTGCGCAGGGCCTGGGTTGCCGGGATCGCGTTGTCGGAGAACGCGGTCAGCGTCGTGCCGAGCTCCAGGTCACCCATGCCGACGCAGGCGCCGGAGACGCCGAGGGTCGTGACGATGCCCCGATACTCGAGCCGCCACGGGAGCGCTGCAGCGGCGGATGCGGTCGTGATCGCCGCAGATTCGGCAATCACGGTGGTGATCGCGCCGGCGGCGGTGCCGATGTAGAACCCGAGCACCAGGGTCGGGGTGCCGGTCGTCGAGAACTCGCCCTCAGCCTCGATCTTGATTTTTGATCCGAGGCGCAGCTGGTAGCCCTGCACGACGGGCAGCGGCTGCGGGGACACGTCCTGGCGGGTGGTGAAGGTGCCGAACGAGGCACCGACCGCAGTCGGGAACGGCCCGACCGGGGTAGTCATGTAAAAATCGCCCATGGCAGGCCCCTCCCTTCCCTGCTCGGCTAGACGGTTCGGGTCATGGCGACGGCGTAGGACTGCGAGTTGCCGTCCAGTGCCGTGCCGGCCGCGGCGGTCACGTCGCCGCCGACCGCGCAAGCGTCGGCGTGGACGGTGACGTGCCAGGTGATGCCTTCGAGCGCGGCGGTGAACTTGAAGCCTTCGGAGTCCTTCGACCACGTACCGACACCGGCGACCCCGCCGATGACGATCGCTGCGGCGTGCAGGGCCGTGGTGAACACGGCGACGAGGCTGTCCGTGCCGACTGTCCCCGTCCACACCGATGGCGCCAGTGTCGGCACCCAGGAGTTCGCGGCATCCCCACAGGACATGGGTTTTCCCTTCAGATCGTTGAAGCGTCGAGGACGAGTGCGCCGATGGCGGCGGTGATCTGGCCCTGCCCGGCGAAGACCTCGGGGACGACCTTTTCGAAATAGACCTCGCCCTGGGTGGTGAGGTTCACGGCGGCGCCACCGGACGTGAGCGCGATCTGGAACGTGTCCGTCGCCGCACCGACCACGAAGTAGCAGCCGCCTTCGGTGATGCCGGTCGGGATGGTCTCGCCGACGACGTTGAACAAGATGACCCGGTCGGTGTTGACGAGGCCGTGACCGTTCGACGTGACCGTGTCGTTCGTGACGTCGGTGGCATCGACGACCCCGAAGCCCTTCTTCGGGGTGGCGCCGCCGAACACCGCGTAGCCCCGGTATTCGGTGCCGGTGTTGCCGGTCGACGCGTTCCAGTAGGTGAAGAACCCGTACGTCCCGGCCGGCACATCGAACGTCACCGCGGTGGTGTTGGCCTTCGTCCCTGACGCTGCGGCACCCCACACGGCAGCGATCCGGGCGTACGCCGGTGACCCGCCGGTTGCCTCGGTGGAAGCTGCTGTCGCGCCCGTACCTGGCGTGGTGTCCGTTGGTGGCGCTGTCACCAGCGTGTTGATGCCGATAAATTTGATGCCGGCGGTGATGGACTCGTCGAGGCCGTCAAGCGCGGCGTTCTGCGAAAGGCTGTTCAGTGGCACGCGGATTCCTCCCGCGGTCTGGCGGCGAACGGGCCGCGGGTTTGGTGGCTTATCCGATACGGACGAGACCGGCACGCCGGCCGGGCTGGCTTGGTCAGGCGGCGAACGTGCCGCTGCCTCAGTTGGTGAGCGGTGGGATGGCAGGCACGGTTTGCCAGTGCCAGTCGACTGCCGGGAACGAGTACTGCGGCGAGCCGCCGGAGCCGTAGGCGGTTTGCGCGGCTTTGAGGATCTCGGCACGTCGGAGCCGGTCCCACGCGACGCTATGGTCATCGACCGACTCCGATGAGGCGCCGTCCGGGTTGCGCCACGCGATCGCGGCGAGCTCGAGGCCCCAGCCGAACAGTGCGTCGGAGACCGGCACGGTCCAGTCGGTGAGGCCGGTGGCGTTGAGGAGCCAGCCGTTGGCGACACGCCGAGCGACTGTTGCGCTCGACGTGTCGATGTCCTCTTTCAGGTAGGAGGCGAATTCCGCCAGCGTGAAGAGGTCGGTCATCGCCCCCTACCTCCTCTAGCCGAACTCGGCGATCAGGTCGGCCTTCGACGACAACTCGGCCACGGCCCGTGCGTCTTCTTCGGACACGTCGTCGCTGCGGCGGGATACCGCGTAGTCGACCCATTCCGGCTTGGACGCGTAGTCCTTCGGCCGACCGTCCGGCGCGACCGGTTCGACGGGCGGGGCTTCCGGCGGTGCCGCCGGCTCCGCGGGTGCAGTTGGGGCTGGCGCGTCGACCCATTCGGCGTAGCCCCTGCGAACCAGGTTGGCGACGTTCTCCGGGTCGGCCTCGGCCGGGAAGACCCCGCCCTGGGTGAAGCCGTGGACGGTCCACTTCCCCGACACCGGGTCGGTGATCTTGACGGTCGCGTAGGCGGCGACCACACGTGCTCGAGGTGCGCTCACGTGTGCATCACCACCTTGACGACGTTGCCGGCCGCGGTCGTCAAAGCCGTACCGACTACCTGCTGGAACGTGCCGGCGCCGATCGTCGCCACGACGCCCGCGGCGCCAGCAGCGACCTTCGCGCCGGCGGTAATGGCGCCGGTCGACGTGATGGAGAGCACCGGCCCGAAGGTCAGCATCTTCACCGGCTGACCACTGGACGCGCCGAGGAGCGCGAGCCCCACCACTGCCGTGGATGCGGCACCGGCCGGGCCGACAGTTCCATCACCGCTGACCTCGAGCAGCTGGTCGGCGGTAACGGTGGCCGAAGCGGTCGAGCCCGAGTAGACGTGTTCGAAACCTTCGTGGAGGTGGTTCGAGTTGCGCAGGATCGACGCGGAGATGACAGGCATCAGTAGCCTCCTAATCTGTGGTGTTGAGTGCCGCCATCAGTTGGTCGTGGGCTTCGTCCAACGCGGTGACTGCGGCGGAGAAGTCCGGACCAGAGAACGCGCCTTCGGCACGCTCGACAGCACCCTGAATCACCGGCAACTGACGAATGATGATCAGGAGCGCCTCGCGCACACCGATCCTGACCTCGGCGTCGGTAGGGACAGCCATCAGCTCACCACACCGGTGATCTCGTACCCCGCCCCCGGTTCCTGGACGAACGGAACCGTCAGGCGGCGGGCCTGCAGATCCCAGGCGTCCTGGTCCTCCTTGCGGATCGACTTGACCTCGACGCCGGCCAGGCCGCCCATCTCGGCGTAGCCGGGCGCGCTCGCCGACTCGTCGGCCATGCCGCCGAGCTGGGTGGAGTCGAGGATCCACGCCCTGGTGATGACCGGCAGGTTGGGGGTCTTGATGACGGTCAGGTTCGCCACCGTCTCGATCAGGCCCGTGTAGACCGGGTTGTCGTTCGTCTCCCGCTTGCGGAGTTGGGCGATGGCGTCGTTGAGCATCAGGTACGTGTACGCCTTGGGGCTGACGACGAGGGTGTCGGCGTGGTAGCCGAGGTTGAGGTCCTCGATCGCCTGGATGCCGAGGAGGATGTCGTCCAGCGGCTTGCGCAGCGACGGGGTCGCGTTGTCCCACGACCCTGCGGTGGCGACCTCGGCGGTGATCGCGGTGCCGATGGCGGACATGGCGATCGTGTCGACCTGCTTGATGATCGTGGTGACGACCTTGGTCAGGGCCCGGTCCACGGCCGACATCGGCCACGACTTGCGGGTGATCTCCTCGTCGGTGAGGAGCACCTTCTGGCCCCATTTGGAGACCGCTGCGATACCGGCGGTGCCGGTGCCGAGGTTGGCGTACGGGTACGTCGATCCGGCCGACACGGCCTCGACCGCACGGTCGGAGATGAACGGTTCGGTCATGTCGTAGAGCACCGCGCCGCCCGATGCCCGCTGCCGGTCCTTGAGCAGCTGGTCGGCGACGAACCGGAGGTCGGTGGCGTCCCGCAGCCGCCGCTGGATGCGGGTCGGGTCGGACAGGAATCGAGAGATGGTGATGAGGTCGCCCGAAAGGGTGGGCGCTGCCGCTGGGAATGCGTAAGGCATGCCTATCTCCTTCCGAGATTAGTTACGGCCGAGGAACTTGACTTTGAGACCGGTGGTCTTCGTGTTGAGCGCGGTGCCGATCAGCGTGCCGGCCGCCGCGGCGGTCGCGATCGCGGCCGTGCCGACGGTGCCGGACGCCGCGGTGACCACGCCGTCGAGCGCGGTGACCGTGCCGGTGGTCGTCACTTCGTGGATGCAGTTGGCGATCGGCCAGACCGACACCTTGGCGCCGGATGCGGCGTCGTGGGCAGCGACGCCGACCACGACGAGCGAGCCGGCGCCGGCAGCGGCGACGGTGTCCACGCCGGACGCGACAACCACCTGCCCGCCGGTCACGGTGCCGGATGTGGTCTGCGTGAACGGCTGGACGCCGCCGCTGTAGATCGGGGAATAGTCAGCCATCGCTAGGCCACCTTCGCCTTCGGCGGGGACAGGCGGGCGATCTCACGGTCGAGTTCGTCGTCCTGCCGGTCGGCGTCGGTGTCGTAGCCGGATGCGGTCACCGGCACCAGGTTGGCGGCGAGCGACGCGATGACTTCCTTCGCGCCGACGGGGTCCGCGTCCCAGTACCGCTCGTAGTGCTGACGCCGGGCCGGCGGGAACTTGCCCATCTTGATGGCGTCGGTGATGGTGCTGTCCCGGTCCTGGGTTTCGAGGCGCTTGGTCAGCGCCGAGGCACGGACCATGGCGTCCCGGAACTCCTGCAGCTGCGCCGGGTCGATGGTGACCAGGCCACCCTTCGCCGCTGCGGCGGCGACCCGCTGGTCGAGCTCCTGGGTGCTCTCACCCACCGGTTCCGATGCGAGGCCGGCCGCGGCGAGTGCCGCCGCGATTTCCTCTTCGGAGGCGTCGTCCGGGAGCCCGGCCAGTGCCTCCCTGTACTTGGCCAGGTTCATCCCGGCTCCTCTCACTGGTGCGTTGTGGATGCGGGCTGCCGCCTGAGCGGCGACATGCGAAACGCCCGCCGGATGGGCGGGCGTTCGGGTGGTCGGGATGGGTTCCTGCAGTTCGGTGGCGTCCGGTTCCCCGTCGTCGGGCTCGTCGTCGTCTTCCTCGCCGAGGTCTTCGACTTCGTCGTCGGGTGGTTCCGCAGGATCGTCCGGTGGAGCCGAGGCAACGAGTCGTGTCGCGGACGAGGCAGCGAGCGCGACCTGGAGATCGGCGAGGGACTTGATGTTCTTGACGCCCGGCGGGGTCACCCCGAGGAACGCGAGCCCAGACAGGATCAGCGAGTACTCGCGGCCGTCGTAGGAGAAGTTCTGCCAGCCCTCGATGGACCTGTTCGGCCACCGCTTCGGAGCTGCAGCGCCGAGCCACTGCGGCATGTCGACGATGTCGCCGAGCAGCACCGGACCACGGTCATCGGTGGTGAAACGCACGTTGGTGACGGACCCGAACGCCGGTTCTCCGTCGCCGTTGAACCGGTTGTCGGTATGACCCAGTTTCACCGGGACGGCCTGACCGCCGGACGCGGCGAAGAAGTCTGCGGCGTCGCGGAGCATCTGCTCGGTGAACTCGACGTCGCCGCTGGAGAGCTTCCAGGCACCCGGACGGGCGAGCTCCACACCACGCAGGGCGCCGTCGACAGCGGCGGCCTTCACCTGGCCGGCGAAGTCGATGCCGTACTTCTTCCCCGCAGCCTGCATCTTCGCCTTGATGGTGGCGAGCTGCTCGGCGGTGTACATTGCCGCGTTCTTCGGCATGTTGATGTAGGACCACGCCGCTCGGCAGTGCTCCTCCGAGTCCAGCGGATATCGCTTCTTCTTGTCCGGCTGGTAGCCCGGGTCGGCGTAGGAGACATCGCCGCCGTACGGCATCATCGGGGCCGCCGCCCGGGTGATCGTCTTCGCCTCGGCGAGCTTCTGCAGCAGTGCCGGTGTGACTTTCCCGTCGACCGGGACGCCCATCCGGTGCTGCGCCTTCCGCACGGCCGCGGTCGTCTTCGGACCGAGTTTCCCGTCAAGTTTCAACGGCTTCCCGGCGGAGTCGGTGAGCCCGAGCCGGGTCAGCGCCTCCTGCAGCTTCTTGACCCTCGGGTCGCCGTCCGGGTTGTCGTAGCCGGTGCCGCGGTTGGATTTCGGGTCGTAGGACATGGTGCCGTCGTCGGGTTTCCGCGCCGGATGGCCGGACGGCGTATGGGACCGGCCCGACCTTGACATGCCGGACTTCGCCGACTTGGTCGCCGCCTTCTTCGCGGTGTTCCCGATCTGAGCGAACTGGCCGCCCGTCGACGAGCCGGCGGGGGCATGCGGGTGCTCCGATGGGTCATATGCGGCGCTCAGGGCGTGCGTCATTTCCCCACGCACCTCCTTCGGTGGGTGGGGTCGGTGCAGCCGGATCAGGTCTGCGGTTCGAGCGACTCCACGAGCCGCCGGATGTCGTCCGGCAGGTCCGCGAAGGTGTCGGCCTTCACGGCGGCGTCGACGATGCGCCATCGGTCTGCGGCGGGCAGGACGGTGTTGCCGAGGATCCGGCCGAGCCGCCGGGAGAGGTCGGGCGTCATCCGGCCGGCTCCTCGATGATCAGCGCCGTCCGGTTCAGGACGAGCACCTGGTCGCCACCCTCACCCTGGGACATGGGGACCCGGACCGCGTCGTAGCCGAGCGCTGCCGCGAGCCGGCCGGGGTCGCTGAAGACGGGCCAGCGCGGGTCGTCGTCCTCCATCTTCCGGTCGTAGTCGCGGAGCAGTGTCTTGAGGTCGTCGAACGAGATGATGTTCGCGTCGGGATCCAGGACTGCCCGCATCATGGAACCCGGCGTCCGGTCGCTGTAGTGGCGGGTCTTCTCCTCGTCGACGGCGAAGTAGTAGCCGTTGCCGAAGATGCCGTTCCCGAACCAGGCAGGCCCGTTGCGGGTCTGCTCATGGATGGCTGCGGCAGACACACCGCCGTGCGAGTGCACGCCGCGGTACAGAGGCTCCCGATCCTTGGTGAGCCGGTCCATCTCGCTGCGGGACACGACCTTGGGCGGGCCGTCGAAGCCCTGCTTCGCGGCGATGGACGCGAGTTGTGTGTCGGCCGACTGGTACGAGCCGTGGTCGGCGTCGACCTCACGAACGAGCTTGGCGTCACCGCCGTTGGCGATCATGTCGCGGCCGGCAACCCGACCCGCCGACTTCGGCGTGACGGCCTTCTTCGGTGCGGCCTCCGGCTTGGGCGCCGCCTTCTTCCGCGGAGCACGTTTCACCGGCGTCTTCTTGACCGGCTTCGGCTCCGCAACCTTCGGCGTTTCGGCCTTCGAACCGCCATCGAGATCGTCCAGCAGCTTCTTGGCGATCGAATCCCGCGACTCGCCGCGGGTCAGCGTGATGCCGGGCTGCTTCACTGCGGCGCGACGCAGCTGCTCGCGGTCGAAGCCTTCGAACGGGTCGCCCTTCCCGCCGCCGGAACGGTGGGTCTGGATCGCGTCCTTCAGCTTGTCGACGGTGGAGCGGAACTTGCCGCCCTTGCCGCGGGGATGCCTGGCTTCGTCGAAGGCCCCGGCCAGTACTTCACCGGAGAGTTCGGCGAGAGCCTGGACGAGCGCGGCGATGGCCTCTTCCCAGTCGTCGGCTTCGGCGTCGGCTGAGGCGTGGACGTTGCGGTGGTCACCGGGCCAATAGCCGTACCGGAGGTGGAACCAGGCTGCAGCGGTCCGCTTCGCCAGGCCCTCCTTCAGGTACTTCAGGAGATGGTGCTCAAGCTCGGTCCACGTCGCCCATTTTGCTGCGCCTTCGCCATACACCCAGTAGTGCTTGAGTTGTTCGCCACCCGGGTGGGTGTCGACACCTGCTGCTGCCTGGACTCCGCCTTTGCTGTACTGGTCGAGCAGGCGGAGGAACTTGCGGGTCTCGGCAGGGGTGAAGGTGCCCTGCCAGTCGACCCCGACGCCCCAGTCGTCGCCGGCACCCTTGGGCTGTACGCCGAGCCGGACCTCGGGGCCGACCGTGGGATCATCGAGTTCGACGGACCAGTGCACGTCGCCCCAGTCGTTGCCGGAGCCGGGAATGATGCCCTGATCGAAAACGATGAGGTGGCTGCGATCCGTGATCCGGCGGAGCGCGGCGAGACGGTCCGGGTCGGGTTGGACTCCGGTTACCGCCGCCTCGGCCTTCAGCTCCTCGATTTCGTCGTCTGCCACGTTCTCGGCAGTCGCCTGTTCGACGGCTTCGGTGAGCGCTGGACGGATCTTCGACGCGAGCCGGTCCATGTTGTACTCGTCGAGTGCGGCGATGCCGTTGAAGTGCTCGTCCGCGGCGAGTAGTTCGCGGATCTTGGCTTGCCGATCGTCGATTTCTTGCTGGCGTTCCGGGCTGGCGGAGTCGTACTCGTCGTTCAGGTCTCCGAACTCTTCGTCGAGCAGCCGCTTTGTTCCGGAGGTCAGGGGCGTGCGGGTGGGGTTGCCGTCCCAGGCGGGGGTGCCCTCGTCGCGGTTGGCCTTGCCGTAGTCTTCGGGGCCGAGTCCGAGGCGCAGCATCTTCCGTCCGCCGCGATCGATGAGCGCCATGCGGATGCCGCCAGCTTCGCCGTCGATCTTTGCGGAGCCGAGCAGCTGCTCGTCGTCGGCGAGGTCAATCTTCCCGGCGAGTTTGAGCGCATCCTTGGCGGCGCTCGCCGGGTTCTTGACCCACCGTCCGCCGTCCTCGCCGCCCGGGTCCCGCAGTTGCCCAGGGTTGTACTTGGCCTGGACGTCGGACAGCGGGAAGAGGCCGTCATCGTCTGCCGCCGAGGCGGCCATGGTGTGCCCGCTCGTCGAGTGCGCCTCGATCACGGCCAGTCGGGCGAGAGCGAAGTCCAGCCATGCCCCGCGGCCGTGCCGCTCGAACTCCGGGCGGAGTCCGTCCAGCCGCTGCCGGATGGTGTCCGCGACGACCGGCGCAAGGTCGTTGGGCTTCCACTTCTTGCCGGCGACCCAGTGCGCCGCGAACGGTGACTGTGCCCAGTTCTCCTGTGGTGGCTTCGCCGGGTTCCGGCCAACCTCCCAGGCGGTGTCGTGGTCGAGGGCGACGATCCGGCGGTTCTTGTCGAATGCCCAGTTCTCGCGGTTGCTGCGGTCGTCGTAGTCGATCAGCAGGTCGAACAGGCCGAGCATCTGACCGGCCGACGAGCCGTGCAGCTTGTCGAGGTTCCCCTGGTGCATACGCTCGTCGTGGTAGGCGGTCGGCGAGTCGATGTACTCCATGTAGAACTCGCGGTCGTCGATCCGGCGCACAGCCGGTGTCGCCACCTCGAGCGCCTGGGCCAAGGATGCGGCCAGTTCGGCGGCGTCGACCTGCCGCTTCCCGTCCTCACCCTTGGCGTGGATCGTCTTCTTGATCGCCTTGGTGCCGTCCTTGAACGTCACGAGCGTGATCGTGCCGGAACCGCTCGAGGTGAGGACCTTGCTGGACTTGACGCCGCTCTTGACGGACTTGTCGAGCGAGCCCGCCGGTGAGCTCGGTGCGTCCGCCTTCGGTGCGGCCTTCTTGACGGCCCTCTCCGCAGGCTTGTCGACGGCCTTCTTTGGCGCCGCGGTCTTCTCCGGCGCCGGGCCGAGGTGCTTGACGAGCTTCTCGGCGATGGAGTCACGGGACTCGCCGCGGCCCAACTCGACGCCACGCGACTTGGCGACACGCCGCAACTGCTCGCGGTCGAACCCGTCGAGCGGATGGCCTTTCCCGTCACCGTTCCCGTGCTGGGTGATGGCCTCTTTCAGCCGGTCGGCCATGCTGCGGAACTTGCCGCCGCCCGGGCTGCCCTTCGGGTTCCGGGCGTGCTTCGCCGGGTCGAACGCTGCCTCGACCCGCTCGGCCGACAGTTCTTCGAACGCCAGGATGAGCGCATCGATGGCGTCTTCCCAGTCGTCAGCCTCTTCGTCGAGTTCCGCCTCCTCGGCGGCGGCCGCTTTTGGGTCCCCGCTCGCCGCCACCGAGGGACTCGTGTCCCCCATCTGCGTCGTCGCCGGCGGGGTTGCGCTGGCCGTGCCGGGAGGGAGGGTTGCTGTCGCCGGATCGGCGGGTGGTAGGCCGTACTGCTGCCGGGAGGATTCCTCGAGTACCTCATCGGGGTGGAGGACTCCGGCGTCGACCAAGGTCTTGATGGCCTGTGCCGTGGGGGCTTGCCTTGAGCCGATTTCGTCGAAGACGAGCCGGGGGGCGGGCTCCTCCGGGCCGAAGTTGTGGTCGACGAGGTCCTCGACGATGTGCTGGGTGGCCGTGTCGCGGATCTGCTCGGCCAACGTCTGCAAACTCATCGTGAAAAAGTCGGCGAACGTCGTACCGAGCGCCCATGAGCCGGTCTGCTGGCCGAGGTTCAAGAAGTGCGCGAGGACGGCACGGGCGATCTGGGCGTCGTGGTATTCGATCACCGGCATCGCGTCGGGCAGGGTGCCCTCAACACCGACCAGCTTCAGGGACGCACCGAACGGCACGGCTGAGCCGGCGGCTTCACCGGCGCGCCACGAGGTGGCCATGCCGAGCCCTTTGGCGAGGTCGGTTTCCGTTTCGGCGGCCGTGTAGAGCGGGATTCCCATGCCGTTGCGCTCGATTGTTTGCGCCTGAACCCGCAACAAACGGTCTTTCAACAGCCAATTCTTGTAACAATTCCGCAAAATGCTGGTTCCGAGCCAGTTGCCGCCTTCTTTGGCGTGGATGTAGGCGACAAGGTGGTCGACGGGGATCGGCTTCGGCTCGCTGTCCAGCCGGGTCCAGTACTGCTGGATCGAGATCAGTCCGCCGTCGGATGCGACGTTGATGTACTCGAGCGTCTTCGCCGGCCGGTAGGCGAGTTTCCGCAGGTGCGCTGCTTTGCCGTCGTCGGTGATGCGGTAGACCTGTTCGAAGTAGGCGTGCCCCATGGGGAGCATGAGCAGGGCCTCGCGGAGGTGCGAGGGCCACGAGAACCGGTCCTTCAGCCGCGGCGGAGGCGTTGGGTTCTTCCCGACGATCGGCAAACCGAGGTCGTCGGCGACGAATTTCGTCACCCGGGCCTTCGCGCCGGCTGGGTCGATCCGCCACGGGGTCCGCAGCAGCGTCTCGGTGACCGCCCGCAGTACCGATCCGACCTGCGAATCGGTGCGGCGCATCTGGTCATAGACATAAATGCTCTGCGGCCAGACCAGTTCGGGAGTGGTTTCGCCGTCGTCGAATGGCACCCTGCTATAGGTGGGTGCCAGGGTGTATCCGATTTCGGTAGTCGGGGCATCGGGAGACACGATTTCGTCACCCCGATTCGATATACTTACTTATGAGTCGGCTCCCGCTGGGTGTGCAATCACCAAACGGGAGCCTTGATCCAGAGCCCTACTGTGAGGGATGGACCCAATGACAGAGACTACGGGCGTGCGGCACGGACCGCCGCGGCACATCCGCGACGTCGAGTGGATCCGGAAACGCGTCGTGATCGACCCAGTCACCGGCTGTTGGGTGTGGCAGGGGACCTGCAACCACCGAGGTTACGGCCGGTACAAATACTCAACCAGCCGGGGAGTCCTCACGGGCACCGTGGCCCGGCTCGCGCTTGAACTCGCGATGGGCCGGCCGATCGCGTCGGGTCTGTTCGCCTGCCATCGCTGCGACAACCCGCCATGCTGCAACGGCGAGCACCTCTTCGAGGGGACGGCCCTGGACAACACACGCGACTGCCTGGCGAAGGGTCGCCGGGAGGCGCCTCGAGGCGAGGAAAATGGGCAAGCAAAACTGACGAGAGTAGACATCCCGAAAATTCTTACAGCGCTGGCGGCAGGCACTTCGCAAAGCACGCTGGCACGCCGGTTCGGCATCAATCAGTCGCAGATCAGCCGTATCAAGAATGGCAAGGCCTGGATTGAGTAGCCGCGCGTAGCCTCGAAGTCAGTGGTTCGGTAGCACGCCCCCCTCAGGGGTGGGAGGTCCGGTTCGAGTCCGGCTCTGGGATGAAGCACGGCGGCCCCGGGGTGGTGTAGCTCGGCTCCGTTGTGCCGTGCACGTCCGGGGGCCACGACAGAATCTGGCGCAGTGAAGTTGGGGGATATCTCTCCGGTGCGCACTTAGGAGTCCGCTAGAACCCGAGCGACATGAAGTCGTTGCCTTCGCGCTGGCCGAGCTCGGCGATCGTGGTGACCATCGGCGGCGGGGCGGGCGTCGGCGGTTTGCCGTACACGTACAGCCCGTGCAGCGCGTTCGTGACTACGGACAGGGGACTGATCTCCCCGGTTGCGGTTCGCATGTCCCACGCCCACGCGTCGACGAGCGGACGGGTCGCGGATTTGCGGAGCGCCTCGAGGATGCGGTCGTCGCCGAGATGCCGGAGAAGTCCCGGCGGCTTGCGTTCCGCCGGGTTCGGTTCGGTGTCGACCCATGTCGCGGCGTCGTAGATCCGGCCGCAGGCGTTGGCCTGATCCCGGGCCGTCATGCCCTTCGGCTCGAGCTTCACGGGAAGCCGGTCGGTGACCTCGGTGAGCATCGACGCGCCCGGACCGCCCGGATTGAAGACCACGGCGAGGATCTGATGCTTCTTGACGAGCTCACCGATACGGCCCGGGATGTAGTCGGGGCCTTGCCGGTAGTCGATGAGTTCGACGTGCGGGATGCCGTCGGAACGGTAGCCGGCGATGCCGATGGCCCCGTACTCGCGGTTCCAGGACAGTTCCCAGGTGAGGACGAGCCCGCCGACCATCTTCGACTTCGGGTCGGCGCATTTCACCCAGGCCGTCAGCGGGATCTTCGACGGCACCAGGTCCGGCACCCGCTGGCACAGGCACTCGGTCCGGAAGATCGGCTCAGGATCGGTCGCCATCGCCGAGCGCAGCGCCGCGACGCTGATGCCTTGCGGGTAGCCGAGGGACGGGTTGGCCAGTGCCCACATCTCAGGGTCGTCGATCGGGCAGTCATCGGGGGCTGACCATTCGAACACGGCCGGCGCATCCTCGTCCGGCTCGTCGAGTTCAAGCGCCGCCGTCGCGGCGTCGTGCAGCGCGTTGAGGACCACCGACCGGTCGTCGCCGGCGTTGGTGATCGCCCAGATCTGCGCCTTGGATCGGGCCATTGTCGTCTTGGTGACCGCAGCCCAGGATTCCCACGTGTGGTGCTCGCGCAACTCGTCGAGGTTGACGTCGTCGCCGGAGAGACCACGACCGCCCTTGCGGGACGCCGCGGCGATCTTCCACCGGGAGCCGTTGGTGAGTTTCAGCGCCTTTTTGCCGTTGGTCTTGTCGACGTGCGCCAGCTCGGCGAGCAGGTCGGGCACCGACTCGACGATCTCAACGGCCTTGTCCCAGGATTCCTCGGAGATGTCGAGGTTCTGCGCGGTGCCGATCACCAGAGGGACGCGCAGGACGAACATCTTCCACAGGTTCTTGACCTCAACCCAGGTCGTCTTGCCGTTCTGCCTGGCGACGAGCACGAGGACGGTCCGGAAGCGGAACCGGCCAGGAGCCCGGAGTTCCATCGCGTGGATGAACAGCCACCGCTGCCAGGGCAGCAGGTCGAAGCCGAGCACGTCCTCGGCGAAGTCGACGGCAGAGAAGCCGAGCGAGGTGCTCCGGGTCAGCGCACAGCCGCAGCCGCACGGTCCGGGCGAGCCAGCAGCGAGCGGCGGGGTGTAGATGCGGGGGGTTGTGGAGCCGAGGAGGTTAGTCGTCGGTCTTGCCGGCAGCGTCGCGGAGTTGGGCAAGGCGACTCCCCACCGGCTTGTCCTTCTTCATCGCTGCTCGGGCGGCCGGTGTGCCGCCGAGGTCGCGGAGGACGCCTTGGAGTTGAGGGCCGAGCCAGCCGACGGTCTTGGTGACCTCGCACATGTTCTCGAGGGCCTTGAGGCGTTTGTAGATGCCGGGGTCGCCGCCGGCGTCGCGGAGGATCGCTGCGGCTTCTTCGGCGCGGTCAACAGCCTTTTCGATCTCTTCTGCTTGACGGAGAGCGAGGGTTTTCATCGCTTCGTCGGTGGGGGTGAGCCAGTCCATTGCGTCCACTGTGGACCGGACGGCATCCCGCAGGTCAGGGGCACTTTCACGCTGCGTTACTGGTACTGCGGCAAGCTTCCGGCTCGGAGGCATTTGTCACCCTCCGTCACATTCCCTGATTCCGCCACTCACTACGCAGCGTCACTTTATACATGGGGTGCCCCCGTTTATGCAGGCCGGTACGGGAGGGCTCGGGGGGAGAGGGGCCTGAC